CTTTCGGATGCCAGAGGACTTCTCCAGACTCCAAAAGATTACCAGGTCTATATGGTCTGCTCGGTTCTTCTGGAGCAACTTTCCCCATTTTAACTTCAGTCTTAGGGTCATAATACTTTGATAATACTGTTACGGCATTTTCATACTCGTCTTTATTCTTATATAAAGACCTCTCTGCATATTTCCGTAATTCTGGAGGGATATTCTCTTTTTCTCTTGCTATCCTTTGTTCATTAAACTCCTTACCAGAGTTCATTCCTAACATACCAAGTGTATTAGGGTCGAAAAGAGCTTTCTCACCTGTTAATATAGCTTTAGTCCCTTGCCATATTCCATTAAGAAACTTCTTCATACCTTGCCCAAACCTGGAAAGCATTTCCTTAGACCACATTCCAAGAGTATTAAATCCTTTTTGAAAAAGATAAGCACCAGCTTTAGCATAGTTATAAACAAGTACAGGGTCAAGACCTATCGGGTTAATATCACCTTTCTTAGCTATAATCTCTAATGCCTCTTTAAAGCTCTTTAAATCTACTACCATAGTTGACTTAAAGTTTCCATCCTTATCTACAACCCCTATGTCAGCTATTGTCTTACGCTGTTCAGGAGTTAACTTCATAGATAGATGACTTTTAACTTCAGGTTGAGTTATAATCGTACCATCTTCTAATAAGACAGACTTAGCACCTTTAGCATTTGCAAGTTGTAATTTTTTATGTTTTTCTAAGTCAAGAGCAAAAGCTTTATCATATAGTTCTTTTAACTTACCTTCTTTATTAAAACGTAATTCATTTATTTGGTCTTCAGTTTTACCCTCAGCTTTTAATTGTTCTTCAATAACTTTAACTTCGGTCATAACCTTATCAACTTGTGCTTTAACATCTTCTACTATCTCTGTCCCAACCTTATTCTCTTTTAACTTATCACCAAATTGCTTTATTTTCTTTTCAGCTTCTGCTTTAATCCTTTCAGGTGTAACCTTGCCATCTTTAAAAAGTAAAGTTATAGTTGATTGCTTTAACTTATCAGTTATTTTACTTGGTACTTCAATATCAAAAGTAACAGCTTGAGGGACTTTACCAGCACCTCTAATAATACCTTTATAATCTCCTTTAATACCAGACTCTTCAAAAGCTTTCTTTAACTCTTCATCAGACTGTGCATTAGCTTTCTTTAACTTTCTAATTTTACGTCTTCGCTCATTAGCTTTTTGCGTTTTTGTTTTCTTCTGCTCCCCCTCTATCTTGGTGGTAGCTTCTTTTTTATTCTCAATAGGTTTCTCAGTAAAGCGTCTTTTTAGTTCTTGTATTATAGCGACAGGACTATCAGCTTCTTTAAGTGCTTCGTTAAGGTCTGGAATGGTCTTAATCTTATCAACCTCTTCTTTAATCTTAGCAGTAGATTTGACCTGCTCTCTTTCTCTACCATAAGTCTGTCTCTCTGCTTCTGTAAGTCCAGCTCCTTTTGTACTTTCAAGTGGTTTACCTTTGGCATCAACAAGCCCTTCCACAACAGGTGTTTGTTCCAGTTTACCCAAAGTCGTAGCTCGTTCAAGTCTTGCTTGCTCATCAACGGTAAGACTTTCTTTTTTAACTTTTTTAGGTTCTTCCCTGTTCTGTATCTCCTTACTTTTAGCATCTTGCTCGATAATCGCTCTCTGCTTTTCATTTTGAATCTCCGTATGCTTTTCAAGCTGAGTATCTTTTTCAAGTTGTTGCTTCGCTAAGATTCTATTTACCTCTTCGTTGATAGCCTTGCTTTCATAAATATCAAGAGTTTCCTGAATTCCTTTTTTAATTTGAGTTTTGTATTGTTCAGGAGTAAATTTATAAGCACCTTCCTCAAAGAATTTCGTAGGATTGTTTATATATTTAAGCATATCATCTTTTATACGAGTACGAAAGACTTTCTCAGGCAATTCAAAGAAAGCAGCAGTTTCATTTATAAACTTATCTAATTTTATATCTTCAGGTAACTGATTCTTTCTAAGAGCTTTGGTAAGTTTATCAGCATATATCAAATGTGCAACTACTGAAGCAGACATCTGTTTGTTAAGTTCAAAGGACTCATAAGAGTCTTTTTCTTTAACTTTATCAAATGGATTCTTAATATCTTTGAACTTTGTTTCATAAACTGCTTTTAAAGTTTTGGTACGACCGGCATCTTCAAAAGACTGTTTAAAGGTTTTCCTAACAAAAGGAACAACTTCAGAAATAAAAGAATAATCAACAGCATTTGACTTTGAAAGTGTAATTGGCTCTTGCTCTATACGTTCAACCGTTCCCTTAGTAACAAATTTATTCTGGTCAATTAAATAAAGATTATTCTTTTCTCTTTCATAATAACGTGGAATCTCAACACCAGTCTCTTTAATACCTTCTTCAAGAGTCCTACCATTCTTTGCAGCTATTCTAAGTAAATCAAAACTATCTTTTTCTACCATTACATTCTTCTGGTCTTTAAGAACATAACTTTTCCAAGCTCTTGGGTCAGAGAAGTGCAATGACATAAAGGTTAATGCAGTAGCTAATTTATCCTCTGTAGTTCCATCAGAAGAGAAATACCCTAAACCACCAGAAGTTGCTGTTCCACTTATCATCTGGACTACCTTAGGATTCCTACGTAAAAAAGTAGTAGCTTCTCTCATAGATAAATTTCTTGATTGTCTTAATAAAGCCGATATACCTGTTCCTGCATACTCACCTGCAACTCCAAAAACAGAAGCTAAGATTGAGAATTTGCCAAGTTGTTGTATATCACCTAAGAAAGCATCAACCCCTTCTTCAAGTGAATGATTTATCATACTTGGGGTTTGTGCTAAAGCTAAGGTCATATTATTTTGTATAAGAGCATTAGCAAATTTACCTGGCAGAGATGAAGCTTTTGTAATCTCAGGAAGCATTCTACCTATTACTTCGCTACTAATACCTCCAGCTAACATAAATAATGGAGCATCTATTGCAAAAGTTGCAAAGGTATTAGCAAAGGTATCAAGGAAACCATCAGTCTCGTAGGTTACCTTCTTCTCAAAATACTTATTAAATAAATCAATTTCATCTTTATCTTTTGTTAAGAGTACATCATTATAATATACTCCATCAGATTTGAATTTAAGATTATCAAAGAGTGTCTGTCCTAATCCATACTTACCAATCCATTTACCTGCAAATGCCGAAGCTCCAAGTCGCCCTAATTGATAAGTCAAAGAGTTACCAAGAGCATTCTCCCAAAAACCCTTTCCTATACCTTGCTTAAATTCTCCAGTAGCAGGGTCAACAGCATCTCGCATTATCTCAAAGATTCTATTCTTCTGAGTTTGTGCAGTATAAATTTTCCCTATTTCATCTGCTGAACTGCCTATCGTAACACCATCAACAGCTTCAATAAGAGATTTGCTAATCTCCTTACCGTTCTTGTCTTTCTTAATACGATAATATCTATATTTCCCATCTTCATCAAGTTTTATTTCTTCAACAGTATCTACATCTGCTTCGGGATTAGGAAGAAAGTTATCAATTATATCACGGTCGCTTTTATACCTGAATACTTGCATAAAATCATTAAAGTTTTTATCAGGTATAAGTCCAGGCACCGTATCAGGTACACCTATTCCTGGCATAGACAACGCTGTAAATTGTTGTCCTGTTGTGCCTGAAAAGTCAAGTAAGGTCTGTATATCTTTTGCTGAACGTTTACCTCCCACCAGTACCTCCTCCAACATTACCTAAGTTACCCAAACGACCTGAGAAAACACTATTATCTCTCCCACTAAGTCTATCTTCTTCAGCTTGTTTCTTTAAAAATAGGTCTCTGGCTTCTGCCACACGACTTTCATAATCTACATAAGTTTCAGGGTCGCCAGGGTCATAGTATCCTCCACCACCATTAGGGAAGAGAGAAGCATCTACTGGAACAATAATCTTAGTTGGGTCTAAGAAAGAACCATCTATAAGAGGATAAGAACGAGGATTATCAAGTGTTCCTTTCCTAAAGAATGGACTTACTGGAGTGTATTCTCCATATTGTGAAGTAAGCAAATTACCTAAATCTTTATAGTTCTTATTATAGTATTGGTCTGAAGTCTTATCATACATAACATCATAAACTTCCTTCGCTAAATCTTCACCTGTCTCCATTGCCTTAATTACTTGAAGACTTGAACCAAATTCATTTATTTCTTTTTGACGCTTCTTTACATCATTAGCGAATAAAGCAAGAGCAGTTCTTTTATATTCATCTCTTACCCATTGAAAATCTTCAGTTTCATTTGGAAATCGTAATAAATCCATCCTTTTAGTTGCCTCAACAAGTTCATTATATTTCCTTTTAGTAAAAGTAATATTCTCCATAAGGGTTGTGCCCATATTACCAGTTTTACTAAACTGACTTCTCCAATTTAATGTATTCTTTCTTATAAGTGCATCTACACCTGCCCACGCTTTAGCAAACTCAGGGTCACTTCCATATTGCAAGAACATATTATTTCTAAAGTTCTCTAAATTAAATCCTTTTTTACCACTTGCTTGATTAAAGATAAGATTTAGTTTAGAGAATTCATCACCACTGATTATCTTAGCCATAAGTGAAGTAACTTTTCTATCCTCTTTAAGGTCATCAAGCTTTATGTTATCTAACAGTAAATCTGTTTTTATAGACTCTACTTGAAACATAGATTGCTTAAATGCTTGTGTCTCAAAAGGTAACTTACGTTGTCTCTCTAAGTTTGAAATTTTTTGCTTCTGTTGACCAGAGAGTACATCTACTAATCTACCTGCATCTTCTCCTCCGACCATACCAAGATTCTGTATCGTACCACCATAAAGTTTATTTAATTCTTCTTGTCTCCGCAAGACGTTAACACTAAAAGATGCAAAAGTACTTAACTGTTTTTCAAGGTCAACTTGATTTTCCTTAACAGTAGGGTCTTCATTTATTGCACTTAATTGTTCTTCAGTTGATAATGGTTCCTGCTCAAGTTCTTGCAGTCTTGCATTAAAGTCAGTTATGACATTACGAGTACCCTTCGTTTGAGCTTCTAATAACTTTGCTTGTCCCTTAATAACTTCACCACTCATTAAGTTAGAAGTCTGTAACTTTGCTAAAGCTGTTGTAAAATCTATTTTAGCCATCTTACCCTCCTCCAACTGCTGGAGTTGGTTTTCGTGGTGCAATAAAGTTATTTATAGTCTCTGTAACATTATTGCCACCCTTCTTAAACATATCACCAAGCAAACTTGTAATATCTTGAGCTTTGTTACTATAAACTTGTCCCAAATCAACATTACCTTGAATCGTAGAACTTATATCTGCGCCTTGTAATCCGGTAGAAACAAACTTTTGTCCTGGAGTCTGCCCTGGTAAGCCAGAAGCTAAGTTACCTCCAACCTGTATAGCTTGTAAGAATCTCTGTTTCGCTGTTGTGTCCATATCACTCCACAACTTAACAAAGTCAATATTAGCTTGACCTGCTAACTGTTCTCCTTGAGCTATCTGTGGAGCAAGAGCAGTTACAAAGAAATCCATAAAAGCTTGACCTTGTGGTACTCCACTAACACTTTCGGGGATAGTAGAACCTATCTTAGCTGCAGCAACATCTGCACCTCTTCTAAATGTATTCTGTACTACAGGTAAAATAGTATTAAAAAGCTCTTCTTTAGTAAAAGGAGTTTCTTTAAGAAAGTCCATATTAGCATAGAGCTCATCAAACATTTTCTTAAATGCTTCTTCACTTGGACTATCTTGCATACCAAGTAATCCAGAGAGTATAGCTGAACCAAGTGTTATCAACCCGCCTGGTATCCCACCTGTTAAAAGTCCAACACCAGTAGAAGCTGCAGCTTGCGCTATATCTGACATCTTATACCTCCGTTAAAGTAGTATTTTCTTTAAAAAGTTTTCCATTTAATTTCGAGTATCTTGTGATAACTCCATCCTTATCTTCAAGAATACTTTCACCTTCTCCTAAACTTGAAAGTATTTCTTCCCCTACCTCATCAGTAACTATATCTGCATTAGCAGGGCTAAACTTTATATCAGTTTCTTCACGTTCATCATAGTCGTGTTGAATAAGTCTCATCTTATACCATTCTTCCATATCTTTGGATGAATACCTCTAAAGTAATCACGTCTTGATTCTGCACCACTAATCCATATATCTTGTGCTAAATTTAACTGATAGATAGGGTCGGGAAGTAAAGAGATAGAATAAGTATTTCTTTCACCTGCACCATAATTACCAATCAACAAATAGCCCTTACCATAATCACCAAAACTTTGTAAACTATCTAAAAGTTTTTGATGTAGGGCATCATCATATTTACCTGTACCATTATAAATCACAGTCCAACCAACAGCTACCCCACCTAAGTTATACACGATAGTATCAGAAACAGAAGATAAAGTATTATAAGCTTTCGTATAAGCACCAAGTCTATGATTAGATATGTCTGATACTAACCTCATACTTCCATAATAGCCACCAGTGTTAATTATATTAGTATAATCTATATAAACTTGTGTATAATTATTAAGCAAGTCTGTTACCTTAATATAATAGTTACTCCCGACTTTCTCTGTGTAATACTTCCTATTATTTACTATAATTGGATTTCCTTCTTGTTCTTGGAAGGGGAAAACCAATTCTGTACTATCTGCACCAAAAGAATAGTAACCAAAACCAGTTGTATCTTTAACTATCCACCTACTAAAGGCAGGAAAAATACACCCACCAACAGCGATAAGATTCCCCCACTGGTCACGCAAACACTGTCTTTGTGCAGCTTCACATATTACATAACTATCTGTATAATATGGTAAGCCAGTAGTTCGATTTTCTCGTAATTGGACTTGATAAAAACGCCAACTTACATTGCTATTCCATCCGGCTGAAGGGTCATAGATTGCTGTCAGTTTAAGTATACCATCTGAACCAGCCATTTGATATGGAGTATTAGTCTCGCAATCCGTAAGTGTAAGAAATTCTGTAATATAAAAAGCAACACCTGCGACTGTTCTCGACCCTGCATAAATAAGTGTATCTGGAGCATAATAAAGAGTCGTATCTCTGAACTCTATGGCTTTAATCCACACTTTTCCAGATATTAAAGGTGGAGATAGCCACTGGACAGAACTTGTATCTTCAAAAAAACCATTAACAGTATCTACATTAGTCTTTGTAATATAATACCAACTTAAACTATCAGTACTCCAGTATGTTCTAAAGCTATCTATATTCATAGTCTCTACCGATATTATCACAGTATCTAATGCACTTCTAAAATTAGAGGGAGTAACATCAAATATATCTAAAGCCGAGAAACTATTTGGAAGAGGTATAACTGTAAAGAAGTAATCAGAACTATCCGTATATACACTGTCAATACTGCTAAGCAATATTCTTGCTGTGGTACTATATGTTCCTGAAGGGACAGTCCAAGTTAAAGAGGTATCATTAGCAAATACAGTATCTATTAAAATAAAGCCATCATTCAAAGCATACCAAACGAAAGTAGTATCTGTACCTTGCTCAGTTAAATCTGGAACATCAGTTGTCCAAGTAATCTCTATCACACTATCTTGGATAAATACTATACCAGTTGCAGAAGGATAAGCCAAAGTATAACCTGTATAAAATATACCTTCTAAATTAGGATAACCAGTATTAAGTGCACCACTAACTGACCAAGTTGTATCAAAATCCCAACTACGCCAAGTAAATGTTGCCTTTGTCTTTAATGAGTCAGTAGTCTTTGGATAAACCCAAGTTGCACCTGTTGAATCAACATTACTATTAGTAGTCCCCGCTACAAGCTTATCAAAAAAGTTGTTAGTCCCTATGCTTCCCATATTACCAACAAATCCTGTCTTAATTGCAAGTTCTTGGTTATATATCGTTGTACCAGTAGCATAAGAATTTGAAATTGCCCCATTCTGATAACCTACGAAAGTGCCAGCAAGATAAAATCCAGAGCCAAGAGTAGCTGCATTATCAATTACTTCTGCATTATAGACATAAGAATTTCCAATACCACCTGCATTCTGTACTCCGATAAATCCACCAAGACCATTAGCTGTCCTATTCCCATAAATATAAGAATTCCTTGTCCAGCTTTCACTAACACTGAAAGCAGTGCTACCCATTACTCCTATTAAGCCACCAATTTTATGTTGAGAACTCCCACTGGTTACTTGTGTTAAAGAATCATTTTCTACAGCAGACTTAAATACTCTCCCATATACGCCTGTAAGAACATTACCAATAAGTCCACCTATCTTATGTTCGTAATTGCCAGTTGTTTTAATATCTATTGTATCAACTAAAGAACTATCTACAAACGTAGGGGTATCAGACGTTGTAGATGCTGCTACCTCTCCAATAAGTCCACCAAGATAAGCTAAATCTCCTGTACCATTAGCATAAGCTCCTGTAATATCTACATTTTGTAAGTGTATATTATTAAAGTAAACACTGTCTATTAAAGATGCCCCAAGACTTGTACCACCAACTCGACCAAAAAGTCCTGCATGAAAACGATTACTTTTTTCGGGAACACTTGTGATAGTCAAATTCTTAATAATAAATCCGTTACCTTCATAAGCTCCTGTAAAAGTAGTATCGTTATTACCTAATGGAAGCCAATTAGTATAACCTGATAAATCAATATCAGCAATTTGTTTAAAGGCATACCCTTGAAGATAACCAAATCTTATAGAGTCAAGACTTGAAGCAGTCTTAATTAGATAAGGGTCAGTTAACGTACCACCTCCTCCATAAAATTGCCCAAAAGTTATAGAAGAGAATATAAATAAAAGCATTACTAAATACTTCATTGGTATCTCCTTATCCAAACCCAATTATATTTTTGACCACTTATGCTTATATTACTTCTAATTACTATAATTGTATCAGTTTTAGCTTGCACAGTAAATATAGCAACTGATGAATCCTCTCTTGCAGTGATAAGGAAAACATCTAAAGAGTCAGCGCCTGATAAAAGCACCGTATCTCTTGAAAGTGCTACTGTGAAAGTATCACTCCCTGCAAATTCATCAGCAAAGCGAAGAGTATCATCCTTTATATATAACTGAAGACTATCAGTATATACAATAAGTGCATTTAATAAACTATCAACTCCTCTCTGTGACCAGTTAATCCAACCTCCAGGATTAGAAAGTAATCTGTATATAGGAAGTTTATAATATTGCGTAGAGTCAATAGGCAAATCCCACCCATTTGTACTGTATGGTGAGTCTGTATCTCCGATGGTCTGCCCATAAGTCTCAATAGTAAATATAACAGCGAAGGCAACAGTAAAAATAAGTATAAAAGCAATAATCTTGTCTCTCATTGGTGTACTCCTAATTGTAATCCAGTATTCATACCTATTCCAGTTTTGTTTGGCTGTACTATTTGACCTGGAGCTCTATCAGGGACAGAGTAAGTATATCCAAGTTCACGTACCCAAGCACCAACGGCAGGTATCTTTAATTTAATTTTTATCTTTCCATATACTAATAACTGAGGAGCAAGTACTAAATCCGTAAAGTTATTCGGGAACATCTTTATTGGAAGATATGTATTCCCATCAGCAATTATCGTATATTCAAAAACTCCAGAAGAACGTTTATTCCAAGCAACATAAAGTTCTTGTAATACTTTTAACTCATGTTCTGGAGCAGGCATTGGGTAACGGTCAACTACTAAAGTATTAGATGAATAATGAGTAACAATATACCCTGTAAGTGTACTACCCACACCACCACTAAAGTCAATTTTATACATCTTCTTATCATCTCCCAAGACATATAAATCATTATCTACATTACCAATAAAGTTAATAATTGCAAAGTCGTATTTATACTTTTTCCACTTATTAAAATCAAGTTCGTATATCATAACTTCTCTATTCGGGAAAGCTATCCATATTTCCTTTTTAGCTTTATTAAAGAAAAGAACAGCTTTATCTTTATTAGCACGAGCAAGCCAATAATTTTTATGAGTTGCCTTTACAACGTCTCTTGGTTCTCGTCGTCCGCCTGGACTTAGATACAATCCTTCTTCATTAAACCAAGCTAAAACGGTGGCTTCCGGCTGTCCTTCTAAGTCCGACAACATTGCCTTTGAACCAATAACAGACTGTCCACCGTTTATAGCTTTTAATATTCGTAAGATAACTCCTCGCCCACCCTGTATAAAATATACATAAGCTTTACGTCTTGTTCCAATAGCAAGTTCATCTTGAGATGTTACAGATACAGTATAGTTTTTCTCAGACTTAAAAGTCTCAAAAAAGCCATATTGATTCTCTATACTAAATGGGAAGCTATCCGCTTGACCTCTCCCTGTGCCTGATATATGAGAATGGTAAACTCTCATATCGCCCTTGACATAATAAGAACGAGCTTTATGATATGCTTCTGAAAAAATAGTATCTCCAATTACATTCGTATCTTCATCAACAGTGAGTACTCGCACATCGCCTTTAAGTCCATAATTAAAAATAAGTGAAGTTGTAGTTTCTTTTTTCGATATAGTCTTTGAAATTATGCCAGCATCTGCCGTCCAATCTTTCCCATCTACATCAACGCTTGCATGAAGTGTTTGTACACCTCCACCAGTAGGAACTTTATAAATTTCATAAGCAACTACACGCCAATCAATTTCTTTTATATCAATAGATAAAGTAAAAGAACTAAGATAACCATTCTGTAAAGCTGCTCTCTGCCCATCAACATATTTTGCAACAACTGTAGTATCTAACTCTTCTGAAGTTTCAGCCCAAGATAAAGTATCAATATTAACTCTATTAAAACTAAACTCATCTGGTAAACTGACAGGATTTCTAAAAGGGTCAACGTCCCAACCTGTAATACTATTAGGTCTTTGTCTTATGTCAAAACTTGTAGCTCCAACTATCCTTGCCTCAATAGAAAACTTTTGCCAAGTTCCCTCAGTGGCAATCTCAATCTCTTCTTGTAAAGCTGCTAAACCACTAACAATTACCCACACTCCAACAAAAGCTGACTTACCAATATCTGTTCTTGCCCAAAAAGTGCATACCTTTGGGTTGGCAGGTATCATACTAAAAGAGTAATATGGTGAAGATTGAGTACCACCCGCAACAGCCCATAAAGTACCAGCCGAAGGAGCCCCTTGCACTGATTGAGCACCATCATTAAAGTATGTACCGTCATTAGTAAACGGCTTTACTAAGGTTGACGCAGTGGGGAAGGTTACACTATAAAAATAAGTTCCATCTTCAAAATCTTCAACATCTCCTTCAGCCCATTGATAAGTTAAATCTTCGTCATAAGTCCACCCTAACCATCTTGGAAATAAATACCAACCTTCTGCTCTATCAATTATAGTGTCAATATAACTTCTTTTCTTTAAGTAAATCAATGTAAAGTTACCCATCACTAATTTGTTAAGTGAAGAATAGTTAAGTACAGTATTCAAATTAACTTTAAGCTGATTCTCTGCAAGAGAAAATACTATATTAGAAGGTTTATTCGTAAAAGTTATATTGCTATTTTGTTCGTCAGGATTAAGTTCATAAACAGAGGTATCATCCTTGACAATAAATTTAATCAGATGCCCTGAAGATTGCTTATACAGAACATAAAAGAAAACATCACCTCTCTTCTCGTGATTAAAATATTGCAAAGCTAAAATTTCATATCCCCCTGTAATATAAGTATCCACCGAAGAAGGATGAGCTACAACCACTGGTTTAACAGCATTCTTCATAAAAGCATTCTCAAAGTCAATATTCTCACAGTCGCTAACAAAAGAATCCTTTACATTAACTCCATCAACATCGGTCTCCGGAATCCAACCTTGTATATCTTCGTATCTTTTTACAGGATAAACCATATTATACTCTAAGCATATCTGTATCGTTAAGAAAATCAAATGCCTCTATAATTACCGTAGTACTTCGTGATTTTGTAAACTCTACCCAATCCTGCATTCTTTTATTAAATTCAGACTTATAATCACGAATAGACAAATTTAAAGCAGCTAATGTTACATCAGTTTGAGTTGTCTTCGACTCTAAAAGTTTTCTTCTAAGCCCTCTCCAAGTAGCTCCAGCAACAAGAATATCACTAAACGCCTCTAACGCTGCATTAAATGTTCCCTCATCAATATTAAGTACCGGTAATGAAGAGTATATAAGCGTTACCTTACCCTTTATAGCTGGCTTCCACCATAGGGTAACTTTATCAGGGTCAGGAAGAAAAAGATAACCAATTGCTCTATCATAAAGAAGATTTTCTCTTGTAACATACCGTTCTTTCGGGTCTGTAACCTGACTTGTTATACCTTGAGGGTCAGTAAAACGAAATGGTATCCAAGCTTCATATTCACTAAGCCGAATCTCTGAACTGGCTAACTCTCTATTACTTTGAGAAGTAAATATAATACGAAGAGGAATTATCGCATCTGAAGGTAATACTAAAGATTTTTTTGCAAAGGTAAAAGTCAGAGTCTGGAGATTTATTGAAGTATCGTTACTCTTGCTAATTGTAATAGTAACGATAAAGTTACATTGGTCTGTAAGACCAGGAGTAAAAGTATAGTCTCCATCAGAAACAATATTCTGACTTTGAGTGAATAGGTTCTCTCCAAGTTGATTATCTATTGATATACTTATAGTCGGAGGTGGTGAAGCACTACTAATTCGTCTTAAAGCCACAACGATTGTATCCATATCGTTTAAGCTATTAACATACAAAACTGTCCCATCAACATTAAAGACAAGTTCTCCACCAGTGATTTGTGTACTTGGAAGACTTGTAGTTAAACCTGTTATAAGAGTAGTATCAACAAAGTCCTCAATAATATCTTTTGTAGTATTAAATTCTTCACAATATGATTTCTGAGGAAATTTTGTCTTGCCATACATTATCTTTAAAGTGTTTTTAAAGTCAGTTCTGGCTTTTCGCATATCTGCAGCTTTATAATCATCAACCCCAAGATTATCAAGATATTCTTTAAGAAGTTCTTTGTATTCCAACTTTTAACTCCGCTAACTTATTGTTAATAGTTTCCGTAAGTTCCTTTACCATTGCAGGACTATGCTCTCTTCTTCGAGCTTCTCTTTCTATATAGTCCCACAATAAGTCATCAACATCATAAAGCGGTAATTGTTCTATTGAGGTCAGCTCCATTATATCAGTATAAGGAAAACGATATATTGCTTCACCTGTAATATCTTTCGTCTCAATTGGTAAGGTTAATATTAGCTTTTTCTTATTACTCTCATCCCATATAATAGAATAAAATCTTCCTTCTATTTCAGCACTACCACTAAAAGTTTGCGTGTCATAATAACGTGCATAGAACTTCTCTGGGTCTTGCCATTCATATATATGCTTAGGGTTTGACCCACGAAGTGCGATAATATTAGTAGTAGCAATGCTGTCAAAGTCAGCAATTAGCCCTGTATCTTTCTCAATGGTAATTGCTTTCCTACGATATACTGTAGCTTCATCAACTAACTCCCGCAATTTCAATGCTCTAAAAGTGCGTAGCATCTCTAAGATTGCTCCCTTACAAATGCTAAGCATTTCTGAAGCAGGATATCTGATACCATCTTTTGTAGCATCAGTAATAAGAGAGCCGTCTCTGGCACGTATGTCCCAAAGACGACCTCTTGAACTAAGGACTAATTCTGGAAAAGTCATTATGTATCGTACACTATATATGCTTTAACATTAGTGGTAATAGCCGACAGAGTTAACTTTCTACCAGTAATAATCGAGCCGCCTATATCAGCTTCAACATAAGGTATTGTAACACCAAGATGATTAGTAAAGTGTGCATACAATATTTTAGCCGAACCTTCAAAAGTGAAAGCCAGATCATTGCCAGAAGTAAAGTCAACGCCTTTGACTAACTCTTCACAATAAACTCCGTGTCCTTTAACAAAGGGTGGAAATGGTGAAGGGAGGTTCATAAGAACCCCCGTATCATCATTTATAACACCACTTCTAATTGTTTCTACTGCCATTTGTTTATTTCTCCTTCCTTACGCATCAATAGGAAGCATTCTTCCTACCAACATAAAACTAATTGTAAGATTGTCAGTAGCAGTAGCATCTGACGAGTGCATAGTAATATCAACACTATTAGCAGTTGAACTTAATGCAGCCGAGAAAGCTAATATCTCGTTATTGCCAGCACCTTTAGTTCCAAGTGGTATGATACCCCACACTTCGCCCAAGCCCTTCCCTATTTTAGAGAGAATAGCAGTAACCTTAACTCCTGCAACCATTGAACCCATTGCAACATCTCGATGAATCTCTTGTACAGCAGGAGCTTCACCTCGAATGTTAGGGTCATAGGAAGAGTCATTAAACGGAAAGATACCTTCAAGTACCAATTTAGACTCCTAAATAATTTAATTTATATACAAGTTAATTATTAGTTATTAGGTTTTGCAGCACCAACTACTCTAAAGTTAGTATCAAGTAACCTTCTAACCATACCCCAAGCACCATATAACTCTCTCCATTTGCCTTTGAAACCTTCATTCGATTTGTAAGATTTCGCATCATCTGGCTGGTCATTGAAAGGTACTTTGTGAGCTATTTGCCAGTTACCAAACCTATTCTTCTGATTATAATTATATTCAGATAAGTTTAATGCCAGCACTTCATTCTGCATACCAAGTTCATTAAGAATAGGAGCAGTAACGTGATGAACAACCATATCTCTTCCAACAGACTCTAAAGTCATAATCTTCATTCTGTAATTGACAGAAAGTTGAGCGTTGGTATAGTATGTTGACTTATTCTCATAAGCATTAGCTAATTGTTCAGAGAAATGTGTTCCCGAGAACCACCACATCTCTTTAACACCGGAGATGTCAGCTTGGCGTCTGACTAAGTTATTAATCCTTTGTACTGTAGGTACTTTGCCAGCCAAGTCCTGGTAATGGTCTGTGTCAGGATAAATAGTTTCAAGTACACCCCCTGTCTCGTATTCCAAATCACCTGAGACTTTTTTCTTAGATTTTCTTGCTGTGAGAATTGCTCTCTCCATTGCCTTCATTAGAAAGGTCTCGGCAAGCTGGTAAGAAATATTAAGATACTCAGTACCTTTCGCAAGATAAGTCTCAATACCCCCACCCTGAACCATGTGCTCGCCTAATCCATAAGACATTCTGGTAATCTGGATATAGTTCTCAAGAAAATCAGAATTCTTATTTATAGGTGGCTTTGGAAAATCATTTGCTCTTGCAACAAGATTACTCACAGTAAGAGTCATTGCAGTTGTAATAGCAGGAGCAGTATTAGCATAAGTGTCAGCAGGATGTGCCCTTCTAACAGTTATAATTCTAAAACCAGTACCGCCACTATCTTCATTACCAATTGTGATTACTCTAACCTCTTCCGGAAGAACAATCCCATTCGCAATATTCATAGCAGTTGCCATATCATTACTTGCATTTGATACAGTAAATTTGCACCAGATACCATCTACGTGCAAACGTGTAGAAGTATTAAGTAAAGTGCCAACATCATTAGTTACTTTAAACTTAGTATTCGTTGCGTCAGTTGAATTCGATGCTTCAGAAAGCACAAATTGATAATCAAGTTCATCAAATTCTGGATAACGAAACTCCCAATCAGTAATATCAGATGCAGGGACAGAACCAAACTTCTCGGATATGACCTTTAACAACGTAATCGTGTTAATCTGTCTTAGTGCCCAAAAACGGAAGAATTCCTTGTTCTGTGCATATATACGCAGTCTATCTTGGACATTAGAAAGGTCATATAAACCTTTTATAGTTTGACCATCAGCGTTCATTTAAGTTAAATTCCTTTCAGTTATTAAGCGTATCTTCAACGCTTGTGAGCATAGGAGAAAACTCAGATAATTGAATCTTTATTGGTTTCTCATCTTTACTACGCTCTGCTTTTTTAATAGTAGTAATATCGGTAGGTAAGTCATTCCCTTTAGGGAAAGTTACGCCCATATCTTTTAATTGTGCTTTGAGGTCAGCAATTGCTTTGTCTGTATCTATCTTAGATAAAGCTTCGTAATTATAACCTCTCATAATATAGCGTAATGATAACGGATGGTCTTCGGGTTTCAACTCTCCCTTTGCTATCTTTTCTGGTATAGCGTTAAGGATTTGCATCATCTCTTCAACCTTCTCCATATTACCATCAAGATACTTCTCGGCATACCACTTCTTATCTTCTTTTTGTCGAGCTTGTATCAAATCAACTGTCTCTTTCTCTTTTACTTTTAACGTAGCATCTGCATTGTCAAACTCATCTTCTTTTACCTCTAAACCTTTTCTAAAGGCATAAGAGGAAGACTCGGGGTCGTCCCACGCAGCTTCTTTATCAAACTTAAAAGTTCCTTCATCCAACCCGAAATCCTTCTCTATCTTAGGTCGTAATTCACTCTGTATGTATTGCTTTAAACGAGCATTACGAGAAGCAGTAGAACCACCACCCATTTGAGTAAGAAGTGTGTTGTTGTCAGGAAGACTATACTTTTCCCGATACTTTTCGATAGTACCAGCAAAGTCTTTTCTAATTCCTTTTAAGAATTCAGCAGCTTCGGGGTTGCCTCCACCGTCTTTTTGAAGAGTTTGTAATTGAGACTGAGTTGTTGTTAAGTCAGCTGTTAACTTTTCAATTTCTTTAGTTTTTGATAGCAAAGAAATATTTAACTCCTCTGCTTTTGACCTTATATTCTTATCATCTAATTCATCAAACTTATTATCGGACTCCCCATTACTACCGTCCTCATTGCTTCCGGCTGTATCATTTTCTCCTCCTTTATCCCCTCCCTTGTCTCCAGTCCCTTTTTCGTCTCCAGTATTGTCAAGGAGCTTTTTAATATCTTCAGTTTTTTCGCTCTTGGTATCAGTGTCCGTAGATGTATCTGCATTACCACCTGCGTCTGCTTTAGTGCCTTTCTCTTTATCATCTTTATTATCTCCTTTATCATCTTCTAAAAAATCGGTTAAAGTTGAGTATAACCCACTGTCTTTATGAGCATCTGCAGGTTTTTCTTCATAAGACGGAACTGTTTCAAGTTCTTGCTCTGACCCATCTTTGTTTTCGATAATTACTTTTGCCATTTTTTGGTCTCCTTGTTTATAATACTTCTTGTCCAGCTGATTGATTTACATAATCAGTAGGATTACTTTTAAACTTTTCTAACTCTACCTTTAAGTCTCCCCTAACTTGCGCAGCTGAAAGATTAACAGATAACTGCTCTATCTGTCTCATATTTACTTTACTTCGTCTATCAAGTTCCTCAACACGAGTATTCAATTGTTGATTCTCGGATTTTAATTGCTGGTTCTCATCCATCTCTTTAATTATATCGTCAGCATCTTTAAGATTTATTCGCTTAATAACTGCTTTCGCTAACTGCGGAATCCCTAACTGCGTAGCAAGTAATGTAAGCAATGAAGCTTCTGTAGCTGATTCATAACCAGAAGAACCACGAGAGACAAAACGAACAGACCTAAAACCTTTCCGTAAATCAGTTCCAGGTATAACGAAAGCATATGGTTTCTCTTCACCACCCACTTGACTTTTCCCTATCTCAAGTTGATTATAAGTAACTGTTTGGTCTTTGCCATCTTCAGGTTTGAATAAAGTTGTAAATCCATTTAAAGGCGCATATTCTTTATAATACTCAGCACCAACTTCTCCAAGTACACTCAAGGTCGCATCTGCTGCAGCCATACGTCTTTTAATCTTCATACCGCCAGCAGACTGTAATGATGCTAAGGTTGAGAATACATCAGGAGCATTCGAAGCATCTCCCATCATAGTACTGTAAATACCACTTATATACTCCATCATATAAACAAGCCATCTTGGAAATTGTAACCAAGCATCAGTCATTGGTTTTGCTTCTACGATTTGAGGTGGTACACTACTTCCTGGAGTCATTAACTCATACTCTAAAACAGCACCTGGCATACTTGCATTGCTAACCCACTGATTGTAATTGATTAAAGAATCTTTCTCTGCTATAATCCTTGTTGAATTAAGTAAAGAATTATTAAGTATTGCAGACATTACAAAGCGATTAACAGCTCTTTGAAGTGGATATATATGCCACATCCTTGAATAAGGGTATGGAGTTCCTCTATGGTCATATATCATAGGTACTATATTATACTGAGTAACAGGATAAACTTGTCTGTAACCAAGATTACCAATAGAGGTATATTCGCTAAGGAAAAACCTTCTTTGTGTATCTATTCTTATGAGACCCTCAGCTTCCATCCTCTCCATAGCTTCTGTCTTATGCAAAAAAGTACGATAGTCAAGCTGAGGAGCTTCGTTAGTCTTATTTATATCACCAGATGAGTTAGGGCTTACAATATATACAGTTTCTTCCTCTAATGAATACCGGACACAGAAGAAAGGCATATCTTTAAGTTTACCAGTTCTCCTATTATAGGTAGAGTCTTCTTGAACATTAGACTCATTCATACCACCTTTTAACCAGTAATCTTCAAACTGTCTTTCTGTTACATCTGGCTCAATAGATTTAAGAAAGCGATAAGCATATTTCTTGCTTACAGGCATAGCATAAATCATATTATCCATATCTCTATAAAGCGGGTCAGTTGAAGATGGGTCTCCATAAAAGTACCGCCAGGGAAGATGTGAAAACTCTACATTAAATTCTCCGAACTCTCTCTTAGGTCGTGCAAACAGAAGTCCGTGTCCTACATTAGTATAATCTTGTACTGCCTTATCAAACTGTAAATTACCCAAAGAATCATACCAAGCTTTTTCAAGCAAAGTAGTATAAATACTGGAAACTTGTCTGGAAATTTGCTCTCTTTCAGGGTCATAAGGGAAAGAAATAGGAGCAACATAAATAGAGGGTTTTGCACTTAACATTAGTGCATCAGCCGTATCACAAATAGCAGTACTCGCTGATATAGGCAGAGGGGCTTGTCTAAAGCGTAATATCATTTCTTCTTCAGCTTGACTATACTGGATGCCATATCTTGCATCCTCCATCTTCATAGCTGTTTTACGCCAAATGTAAGCGTGAGTGTTATAATCAGTATAAACTTTAAAATTTTCTGTGGCTACTTCAGTTTTCCACACTTTTCTTCGTCCAGAGAAGAAGCCTTCTTCAGGTAATGGCATTAACTATCCTTCTTCCCACCACTAAACACTGATTTCGAAGGTGCTGTACCTCCACCATAAAGAGCGGATTTTACTCCACCAGTAGGAACTTTCATTGAGTTTTTCCCACCAGAAGGAACAGATACTGGTTTTGTACCAGAAGGTATCTTAATTGACTTTGTGCCTCTCATTGTCTTGCCTATTTACTTAATTAAAAAAAATTCGGAAGCTAATATAATGATAAAAAAACAAAAAGTCAAGTAAAGATGCCTCTGACTTAAACTTTATTTTTTTTATGGTAAGACTGCATAAGCTTCAATATCTTTGTTTTTATCAATTTCTTCAAGAATTAAAGAGACTTTTTTCTTATTAGGACGAATATCTCCATATATATCAAGACCTATCTTGTCAGGACATTTCCCTAATATTTCTGCATTATGTAAAGCGTCTAATATATCAAGTGTACTATCAGGGAAAGTCTCTATCTGTTCCCTTACCTTTTTAATATACTTCATAGTACGTAGGAGTTCATAACGAGCAGCACTAAACCAATTAAGTAGTCCAACCTGTAACTTATACTCCTTATCATCTGTTGGGTGGTAAGGTAACATCCTAATCTTAACTCGTAATTTCGTAAGTAAATCCTTGATGTCATTATACCAAGCAAGTTGTTGCCCTGCATTCTCAATCACCACACCATCTGCATGATATTTAAGTATATGCCGAACTGCTTCCTCTACACCACCCTTCCGTCTCACTAATTGCAAGTCGTCAGCACTAATTGCCAATTTTGTACTTGCCTTTATCCGCAACTCCTCATCTTCATCATAATATCTATCCCTAATATCGAACTTCGCTAATGAGCAATCTATTACTCTACGCTGTCCATCACAACAAAAAGCTGTTGTAGTAATACAACCATCCGAAGACTTGCGTTTACTCGAGATAGCAGGGTCTAAACTGACTATAATCATTGCATTATACTGCTGCTCAATTATATCTTCATTCTCATCTAATGTCTTTTTAATTATCCAGCTTATTCCATTCCTATGCTTATAAGCTCCATCAAACTCAACAATACGGAAATCTTTATCAGAAATAAGTTTATTATAGTACTCCATCATAAACCTTCGCAAACCACCAAGTTTAGGATGTCCTTCAAACCATTTCTTAAGTTTCCCTACATATTCAATATCAAACCTTTTAGCCCAATCAGCAGTCTCTATTCCAGTAATAGGGTCAATCTTAGTAATCTGATAAAACTGTTTCTTCCATCCTGTATTCTTTTCAGACAAGAGATGTTTTATTAGGCAGTTAGCGTGGACGTAGTTCCCTATATAGATAGTCATACCTTCTTTATCTAATCCAGAGAACTGTTCTCCAAGTATCTCATCAGCATTATACTGACGCATAGTGGCAGTCTTTGTATTCTCTTTATTCTCAACATCATCATCAATATCTAACTTAGGACGTCTATCCTTAATGTTAGCACCCCTTGTCGGTTGATTTAGCCCTACAGATTGGAAGATATAGCCATTTTTAAGAATCATAAACTTAGTAGTGTTCTTAAGCTTTTCATCTCTGACTTCTTTTATGGTTGGTTCAAGTCTGCCAAATAACTTGAGTACGTTAGGATTGATAAACTCAGCAGTTACATTAAGGAGTTTTTTCTCAGCATCTGGAGAATTCTTGGCTCTAAGTCGAATATAATCAATCTCAGGTAATAATTCGTCTTGATAGTATACTCCATATTGTCCTATTAAAAGGAAATAAAGTGGAAGGATTTTCCCAAACCAAGTAGACTTTGAACCCTCACGATAAGTACAGATAACGTGGCATCTGTCAACTTTAGTATCTCCCTTTTTATATTTTAATACTTCGTGGAGTGCTGGTCTAACCCAATTAGCTGTACCGAATTCACGCTTAAGGGCATTTGGGAAGAGTTCAAAGCCAAATCGTACAATACCTAAGTCAGATGGTGAAGTATTAGATTGCCATCTTGGTAAGTATTTATACAGAAGTTTATTCTTAGGGTATTTCCTAAGCGGTTTGAGTTCATAAGTCATCTATTGCAGAAAGTTTAGACATCCCATCAAAATCAACAGCATCAACATCTTCTCGCAATACATCAAGTTGTCTTACTTTTTCTTTCTTCTCTTCTTTTGATAAATCATAAGGTGGCTTAAGAATAGTAAATTCATTAGTCTCTACTACCTTTTCTGGAGGCGCAGGAACATCATCAAGAAGTTCTATATCAATACTATCTTCAGTTTCCTCTTTCTTGATAGCGAATCCTTTCTTATCGTTTTTCTCTATAAGCTTAGGACTTTTAGCCCCATCTATAAGTTTACTCTCTCCAACTGATACAGTCTCATCTGATTCTCTAATATTAAGTATAGCATCATATACTTTAAGAGAATCATCAGTAGTCCCATCCGTAAGAGATTTGTCAAAGATAAGTTTTGCCATTTCTACCATCTCTTTGTCAGGTATCTCTGTCTTAAATGCTTTTTGTAAATCACCCATTAGATATGCAAGCTCCTTTCTAAATAGCTCTCTAAATCTTTTTGTTTGTACTATCTTCTCTCTATCATCTTTTCGTATAGTCAGACCATAAATTTTCTTGACGGCATCGTCCAACTTGAGATAGGTGTCTGAGAGAGGATTAAATAATAAGTGGAAAAGGCGAACATCACGGACAGTTGCTCTTTTCCTTTCCAGTAACGCTTTAAGTCGTTCGTCATAAGTGCTTCTTTCTCTAACGCCTTCAACAACACTTGAGGGGTTTTTGAATTGGTCTTTAACAGCTGCTGTAAGGTTCCAGCGAGATATGGAAAGCATTTCAATTCCGTTAGAGAAAAAACAAAGATAGTGATTTCTTGCGGAGAGGATAAGGTGGAGCTGGATAAAGCAGTTGTCTGTTGGAATTGCTCTTCCTTCTTCGTCAAGCTCCCAATGGATAATCCCTTTTTCAACTCCTGCTGAAGCCAGACTTTTAGGGACAAACTTTTCTCCTGTAGCCACGAAGACATTGACATCACTAACTTGGCAAAATTTATTCCTGCCCTGCAAGCCATACTTCTTAGTAAACCCAAGAAAGTCTTCAACCCCTCTGATAATATGGAATGTTGTAAGTTCATTCTTAGTTATATGCTCCTTTAACTCTTTTTTTGAATGGAAGATATACATTGGCTGTGATACATTCAAGTATTTAGGGCTAACTCCTCCATCTTTTTTTCTTAAATCTACTTTTCTCATCCTCTTATTAAGCTATCAAGCTCCTCCTCAGTGTACTGCATCGCTATATCAACTGGCGGATCTTTCTTCTCTTCACCTAAATGAGCATCTCCATAAGACTCTAACCTTTTTTGCAGAGTCTTATCATCCTCTAAATCTGTTCCTATCACTGGTTTAAGAAGACTAACCAACTTCTTTACCCCCAAGTCGATAGACTGTAATATACTAATAGTGCTCTTAGTATGTTCAATCCGTAATCGAGTAAGCTGAAAATCAAGAAAACCCATACCTTCAATATCTGACCAAAAGCCAGCATCTTTGTCGGCAATAGGTTTAATAAGCTTATAATCAAACCCAACAAGTATAGCAAATTCCATAAGCAAATTACCCAAGTCTTCTCCCTCTTCCATTTCCATAACTTCCCAAAACTTGTAGAGGGTCGTTGCTCGCTGAATATCTGTTTCTGGGGCATTAGCTTCTTTAAGTTTTTGTAAACTTTCATAAGCTTCTTCTTTTTTTACTAAGAATTTAGAAACTGTCTCCATTATTTTTCTTCTCCTTTATATATTAAGTGATGGTTTATTAAACTTGGCATATTCGTTTATTCGTAGCTACTGAGGAGTCGAGCCACTGCAGTTAGCTGTTTCTCCCTTCGCCCAAAATCTACGTGCTTGAAGGACACTCGAGTCTCTCCGACAAGACAGGCAGATTTCCTTGCAAATATATTCAAGATAACTCACCATCACTATCTTTAGTATTATTTATTGCTCTTTTTAAAGCATCATCTATTAGTGCTCTATTTATTCGCTGTATAGAGGCACTCAATTCATTCATAAGCAATATCTCTACATTAGGAGAAAGATTAAAGATTTCTACACTAAAGCCAATTTCTAATCTTTCTGTAAACTTAGGTTTTTCTGTCATAACCACAGTCTCTTCTCCTTTTTCAGTAGGTTCTCCTACTTCATCTATGATTTCTCCAACACTTACATCTATCCATACTGCGTGCATTTAACCTCCTGAAATTCAGGGTATCTAAATTTCCAATCTTCAACTATCCCCTTATTCCCTTTTGATAACATTTCTAAAAGAGGCATTTTTGCATACTCCCTAAGTCTATCTTGAATAAGTACAGAGTCATATAAACCAGTCGGCTCAGACAAAGGTGTTCTGAACCAACTGACTGGTTTAACGGACAAGGCAGCGATAGCGAGTCCCAAACTCCTTAAAAACGTTCTTCTATGCAACACTTCCCTCAATCCTACCTGTAAAAGCTCCTTCTTCTTCAACAGGGACAACTATAAATGGTCTTAAAGAACCAATTATCCCTTTAAAAAGATGGTCTTTAGCTTGCTGCTGAGAAGATAATTCATTAAAAGGAAGCAAACAAGGATGAGTTTTCAATTCTGCATCTTTCGTATGTCCCCAGACCCATCCAGTTCTGATTTTATCTCTCGTCCAGTTATCATGAGCAGCAGACTCACTCGCATCAGGATTACTCAGATGAAATTTAACTCCATCAACAGCACTAACTTTCTGCCATACTGGAGCATTTTCCCAACTATCCTGTGAATGGTCTTTATCCAGCGCACAGAAAACCTTATTCGCTTCGTGACATATTTGTGCCACATCTACTACTGATAAAAAAGTCCCTTCTTTCATAGCGTCTCCTTTTCATAAAGTTAAAAAATATTTGACCAATATAAAGAATTATAAACATTTTGTCAAGTCCTTACGGCTATCCTTATAAAAAAAATTTTTTTACTATCAAGTCTCCTTAAGTTACAAATCTAAAAAAAGCAGTTTTTGCATTATATAAGCTTATAAGCTCTTATATATAAAGAAAACAAACAAAAAAAAACTTCTTCAAGAGTGAGACGACTTCTTAGAGAACTACTCACCCCCGAAATAACTAACTATATATAAGAGAAGAAGTATAATGCGTAGTAAAGTGCGTATAATATAAGTATATAAACTATACAAATAAAATATAGGGAAGTAAAACTATATATAATGCGTATATATAAGAGATAAGCGTATAAGTTATTATATAGTGCTTAATATAATATATATAAGTAATATAATACCTGAAAACTAAAATGTATGCGTGTGTAAGTAGTGCATTTATTGGTTTATAAAATCCCTTTCCCCCCCTATGCCTTTTTTTGTGGACTATCTTTTGGAGTAGTGTTATACTATATACTATTGCTTACTATTAACTATATATATGCATCATAACAAGGCACTGATACAATACAAATGCATCATAATAGAGCATTATATATATAAGATAGTATTATATTATTAAGTATTGTGCATATATATAATTGTACTTACGCAATACTCCTCTATTATAAACAATTGCTTTAACTATACCTTTCATAATGCACCTAATATATAAACAAACGTACACTTATATTATAGTGCTTATCCATTCCTTTATATATATATATGATGTATCAATATGATAATATGCTTCATTTTGGCAACTCGTTGTATTATAATAGTTTAGGGTAAGTTTCGGTAAAATATACCGGAAATATGCTTCATTTTGATATTTATATAGTCTTCAATATCTTTGCTTTACGCATTAAAAATGCATTATATTGACTTGGCACATACATTGCAATGCATACCGAAAATACGGACGGTTAAGATAGTTCATTTAGTCTTTAGTGTAGTTATATAAGTTTATAACGGCATATAAAATGCCACTACTTAATAACTAAATGAAAGAGGTATATTATGAATACCATTAGAATCTTAACGTCAGAACCTTTAGAAGTAAACTATACTTCTATGTTGGACATACAGCTTGCAATTGGTAAAGCTGGGCTGGGCAATATGGGCAATGCTGAAGCAATGAAAGCTAATAGCGAAGTTTATATTGAAGTACCGGCAGGCACACCTAAGAATAGGTTGTCAGAGCTTGATACAATTGTTAAAACCTTTAACTTCGCTGGAGTAGTGGAAGGCGAGGAGGGTTGGGAAAAAGGCGGTTTTGGTTCAAAAGTGGACTGGAACACTGACGAGCCACTGATACACAGAGGTGTTGATGTAAGCAATCCTGAAAAAACTGCAAAGGTTCGGAAGGTTATAGCGATGTTCCAAGCTGCCACTGAAGAGTGGAAAGAGTTGAAGTCTGAAGGGACTGTTGGAGTGGACGGAAATTTCCACATTAAAACACTGGCGAAGTACCGTAAAACAAGAGGCAACAAATAAGACCTCAGAGCTAAGAGCCCTCGAAAGAGGGCTTTTTTTTATCCATTCTTTTTGATTGATACTAAGCAATTATTATATAAAGCATTTGTACTATATAAGCAATATTTTGGCATAATATTTGCTGTATTATTTGATTAAAACATTTCAGAAAGCACACTTAATGAATAGGATAGTAAAGACTGAAGTTAAAGCTTGGGATAGCTTCAAATATTTAGAAGTATTTGATATTATCTCTTTTTATTCCACAGGCGAAATCAAAGAAGTAAAATCCTCTGGGTATTTTATAAGCAAATATGATAGAGACAAATTAACTCAAGAGCAAACTGCTACCTCGTTAAGTGCATCTTTATATTATAATAAAGAAATTATATACCTTAATATAAAACAATTTGATTAAGCTTATTATGGAACACTTATTATATTATTATTCTTATAATCATATATGCAAAACAATTGGAAAGCCAATAAAGTATATCTTTATAATACACAGATATACTTATATTTATAACTAAATGAAAGGAGAAAAAATGACTACTTCAGAAAAGCTTGAACAGCTTTGTAAACTCGAGGGACTGTCTGAAAATATGCTACTTAAAAGAGCTGTAATGGAAGACGTTTGTTCCGGCATCTGTATGAATGATGACTGTGATTATGTCACAGAGTGTGAACCAGATGCAAGCAAAAACTATTGCGAAGAGTGTAACACTCATACAGTAACATCCTGCTTAATATTAGCAGGCATTGGATAAACTAAATGAAAGGGTCGAAATATGAACGACTTAATAAACTTTACTAAGAATATGGAGAGAGAGCTTGCTAAAAAGCGAAAGCTAAGGAAGCTCTACCAACAGCATCTTGCTACTATAAAGTTAGAGCCAGAAGCTGAAGAGCTCCAACGTATCTTTCTTGAAATCCACAAGTTATATTCAAAAGTTTTTGCATATTCTTTTGAAGATAAACAAGAGGTTAAAGAAACTGTTAAATACCTTAATGATTTAGTTAAGGTTGCTAACAAAATTGCAAAGGAGGTAAATTTTGAAACTTCAATCTAAGTTCTTTGCAATGCTTGATGAGACAACAACCATTACTTCAGACGTTCCACTCTTCCAATATCATAATTGCTTATATGCTCACGTAAGAAAAGGACAAGAGCATCAGATTCGTGAATATAGCAGTAATGGACTATTCTTAAGAGAATCAAATTTAAAGCCTTTTAATAAACTTACCACATTAACTCGTGAAGACAAGTATATTATGGCTGCAACAGAGTATTTTAAAGATAATAATTTTCCAGTTAATACTCCCTTTGTTACAGAACGCTTTCAAAATTGGGAAGGGAATTTATAATGGAAGATGAAATCAAAAAACTAAAGAGTGAAATCAAAGTTCTCTCTGAAGACCTAACTATCGCATTAAATTGTTTACGCTTTTATGGTAATCATAAGAATTGGGTAGTTACTCAAAGGAGAGATGAAATAGATAGAACTACTTCTTACTCATCTGATATAGCAGAGGATGATGGACAGAAAGCCAGGATTACTATTGACGCTATTCTCAAAGTTCGTAAACATAAGAAGTTTTTAGAACAATCTAAATATACTTACACTGATGAACAGTTGATGCTTATGGGATATAGAATAGTAATGCTTTTTGATGAGAGCTTTGTTATTGCCTTATCTCCAAAACGAAAAGGTGAATTGTTTACCTTTGCTGGAGATTCCTTTAATTTTGGTACAGACTTATCAGTAATCATTCCCTTTGAAACTCAACAATTAGCTCGTGTCGCTGTAAGTAATTACATCAACCGAAGAGCTTTAATTATTAAAAACAAGAAATGAAAGGATAATAAAATGAAAATTATCAATAATGAAGCTGTATTCCCATTGCAACTTGAAGCAAATGAATATGTAGCTTCCAGATCTTTTGATGAGAATTGGGAAGAATATATAGTCTTCCGAATTAGTGGCATAATCTCTCGAGACAACGATAATTTAACTTGTGAAATATTAGCAAGAGATAAATTACATAAGGTTGACCATAAAAAAGAAATTAAAGAAATGGTACTTAATTATGAAATTACAGGCATCTGGACTACTTATACAATGGATAATCTTTTGAATAGGAAAGTTGTCTTTCAATTAGATATAAAAGATCTTTTTTCAGGGGAACTATCACAACTTACTGTTCTAAATCAACTGCCAATGAGTTCATATAAGTGTTTTAATAGAGCAGTTCTCTATTGTAAGGATAGGAGATAGTATTATGAAAGAACAAGTTAATGACCTTTTTGTATTTGAAGGCGAAGATAGTATGCTTGTAATCCCTGTCGTTATTGCCTTTAAACATAACGGTAATTTAATGATGAGTAAAGGGTATTCAAAGAAAGCTTCTCAGTGGTATCCGGCACTGCCGAAAGAATTAGGTTGGTGGCACAGAAAATACTCATCAGAACCACTAATCTCTTATAAACATAATGTTATTAGTTTCCCTATTAAGCTAACTAATAAAGAGATGGTAACTGAGAAGTTCTTGGAAAGCTCTTTTATGAAGCTTAGAAGTGTTATACAAGCTGTCTTGTATGGATTCCCTAATATTTATGTACCTCTTCACGACCCTTTATATGAGTCTGTAGATGCGTTAAAGATAGGGAGGGAAATACTTCACGATTTAACTAACGTTATAATAGTAAGGGAGATACAATTATGAAACGTATAGTTGGCTTAATAGTAATAGTAGTTTATGTCCTTGCTTGGATTATATTCTTACTTATACAAAAAATAAATACATAGAAAAGGAAAAATTATGCCTGAGATAGATAACAGCAGAAACGGCAAAGTTTATCTTGTTAAGTTAGTAATGACAACTAAAAATGGCAGGATAAATGATTACACTTTTATGAAGGTTGAAAGTTTCGTAAATTTTGAACCAGATGAATATGAAAGTGCACAACAATTAAAGAGACAAGTACAACGCAAGATACATTTTTATGAAGAGTTATATCATATAAGAGTAGAATCTTATAGATATAATATTCTTCATTCACAGCGAGTACAGTTTCTGCGTAAACCATATTTTAAAAGTTATACACCTGGAAGGAGAAGAGATGAACAAGAAATGTAAGTGCGGAGGAACACTGCAAAAAGATAAAGCGAGTGAAGATTCTTTCTGTTGGATATGTCCAGACTGTGGACATTCAGTACATCAGCGCAGACGCAGACCATATAAGCTTAATGCTGAAAGAGATATAATCAAGGTAAAGGAATATCTTTTACTATTATTAAAGCGTAATCCTATTTCTTCTGATAATCAAGAAGAATGGAGAAAATTTACAAGTTTATTACTTCAAGAAGGTCTTATAATAGACAAAATGGCAAACAAGGTAATAATAGAAGTAGTAAAAACTAAACGTAAAAAGAAAGGAGAATAATGATAATCTTAGTGACTAATAGAAGAGGTCACAAATTTAAGTCTCTTGAATTTACCTCAAGAGACTTAGCTATCTCTTCTATTTGCTTAAATGAAACAGTGGTAACATTAAAAGCATTTATTAAAAAATGCTTAATAATAAATCAAGCTGAATTGAATAGACTTTTAATTAAACCTACAGCAAAAATTGAACGAGAGTATATAGTTTGGGAAGATGACAATATTGTATTCTTTGCTAAATATACTAATTGGGAGATACTTAATATATTATATACCTTTTATTCAGTTCCTAAAGTTTCAAGGGAAACTCTTCAAGGTGTAATTTCTTTTAATGAGTCTCGGAGTATGGAGATTGCTCTTTATTCCACTACATTAAGAAACTTTAAGCATAAACTTGTTGAACACGTTCTTAATTTCTATTCAGAACAGCATCATTACTTTAATGCTAATAAACTTATCCGGTTAGCGAAAGCAATGGGTATAGATGCTTCCCTTGTAGATGATAAGGTTTTACTTAAATATAAGAATATAGAATATACATCTGCAATTGGGAGTATCTTTTATAATGAAATCTTTATATTTATTAAGAACTTCCAGATAAATGGATTTATGCTTCGCTTTAAAGACTTTGACTTTTCAAGTTACTGGAACATACCAGTAGTATTACATCCATATCTCTTAGTTCCTTATGGCTTTAATAATCACCTAAGTTTTTTGCCACCTCAAGATTATAAAGCATTTATCTATGGAGTTAATGATATGATAAAAGGCGGTTCAGAAGCTGGACTTACAACTTTACAGTTGATTATACAGGATTTTCAAGACCTTCGTCGTATTTGGGGAAGTAATAAAATGCGAGCAAAGGAGCGTGTCGAGTTATCTAAGCTTATTTTGGAGAAAAAGGTAAAATATGATAAGAACGGCTAAAAAAAATATTTTTGAAGTTCCTCTGGAAAGGACTTGACAAACAATATTTTTTTGTTTATATTTGCACCTATCTTTTTTGTGTGTATTGCACAATCAACTTAAATAATTTCACTTATCAATCAATCCTAAAAGGAGACTGATTATGGCAGATGTAGTAAACCTCTCTGTTGACCTTAATAAGAAACGTCCACCAAAAGCACAGGCGCTTTCTTTCATTACCAACCAATTTGCAGCCCTACAAGCCCAGATTCCAGGCAGTACAAAAGAAAATATCAAGGCACAGTTTGCACTTGGTAACCATTATCTGTACGAATCGGAAGTTAAAGATGTTGTTAATGAAAATAAAGACAAAGCCGGTTTTGATGCCAAAGCATTCGTTGAACTGTTAAGGTTTACTGGTGCTATAAAGGCGGGTTCAACACCAAGAATTGGTGAAGGAATGACTCTTGTTGACTCTATCGAAAGAGCCACTGAAGTTGCTAAAAACCCTGAAGATGCAGTTAAAATTCAGGCAATAATGTCTAAGATGACTGCATTGAGAGATGAGATTAAACCTCTTATCGTTGGAACGTGTTCTATTGCTCTTAAAAATCCAAAAGCTAAGAGCTAAATTTATCAAGCAATAGCTTGATTTCTCCCACAGAAGGATAAGGGCGGTCTTGAAAAATACTGCCCTTTTTCTATCTTCCATTGCATTATTTTGGAGCAAAAAAATATGAAGCACGTTACACTTAAAGAGCTTAAAGCTGAAGTCTTTAATAAACATCTTATTAAAGACACTTATATTAGGCATAATAACTCTGAATTCGGAGCAGGAAAAGCTGTCTTTGATGTAAACAGAGGTTTTGTTATTAGGCAAGTATCAGATGATTATAAACTTATTACTAATGAAGACTTAGTGAAATGGATTAAATCAGATTACTCTGTTAAGTTTTTAAGTATCTACAAAACTAAATCACAAGATACAGTTTATATAAAGGGGTATATCCCTGAGTTTTCTTTTGAGGACTCTAAACGCAGACAATTTTATATTTCTTTTGAAATAGTTAACAGTTATTCATCTCGTTTTTTGCCTGCTGTATATCTTGGAGTATTCTACCCTAACTTTCCCTCACTTAATATTAGAACAGACGTAAGGGTAACGCCTCATTCAAGAGATGGATTACTGGCAGAACCATTTAATCCTGACCTTATAAATAGCGTTCTTGATTTTATTCAAAGTAGTAAAAGCTATGACATAATCCATATTCTTATAGAAGAGCTGCCTTCCTATTTACCAAAAAAGTTACGTATGCCTGCTATTGTATTCCAAATTACTCAAAATTATAAAACTTCACCAATTGGATTTCTTGAGCTTTGCGCAAAGATAACTAATATTTGGGAAGAGACTGCTTACGAATCATCAAGAGCTTTCCAAATGCAAGAATATTCATATTTAATTGAAAGGATTTCAGATGATAATAACAAACAAGAATGACCTCCCCGAAGGTATCGTTGAAGCTGTTAAAAAAGACTATTATACAAAAGGCGATGCTAAGTTTAGTGCCACAGGTCTTTTACAGCCCCCGCAGATAAGGAGACTAACATCTCTTTACTTTGATAAGATAACAATAGATGTCTCTAATGAAATATTTAAGCTTTTTGGTAGTGCTGTACATCATATAATAGAGCGAGCACAGGGACAAGTGGCAACCTCAGGCGCCGAAGTAAAGTTAGCAAATATTGCTGCTCTTGTATATGAAATGGAGCAAGCACCAACTACTTACCAATTTCCCTTAGCGCATATCCACGATGCTCTTAATGAGAAAGAGGTTGACCCCGCAAATCATATCATAACTGAGAAACGTTTATACCTTACTGTCGGAGATATAAAGATTTCAGGAGCTCCAGATTGGTATAACAAGATAAAGAAAAAGGTTGAAGATTATAAAGTAACTACGGTTTATAAGGTAACAAAAGGTAATTACGATGATTGGGAAGCACAATTAAATATCTATGCTTTATTGCTTATCAATGCTGGCTTTCCCGTAGATGAACTTCAAATCAATGCTATTCTTAAGGATTTTAGCAGAAAAGATATGATACAGTGGCGTAAAAATGCTTCGAATGACTCTTATTATCCTGATTGTCCAGTCGCAAGGGTTAATATACCCTTGTGGAAACCGCTTGATACTTTAAAGTTTCTTATTACTAAAATAGAAGACCAGATGCAAGTTGAGGAATTGCAAGACGCTGAGGAAATTTTTGCTATTCGCCCTTGTACATTAGAAGAAAAATGGCAGAAGCCAACAAGATATGCTTTAATGAAAAAAGGTGGGAAAAGAGCATCATCTGTATTTGACACAGAGGCAGAAGCAGAAGGGGCTTCAATAGCTAAGGGTAGAGAGTATTTTGTTGAGATAAGACCTGGATATGCTATAAGGTGTGAGGAGTACTGTTCCGTTAGAGACTTCTGTGCACAATATAAAGCAGAGAATGAAAATGAAGTTTCTTATGAAGAGATGAAAACTAATGCTTTAAAACAATTAGAAGAGATAGTACCAAACGAAAAGATTGATGTTGCTGATAATACATTATCAGATATAACTGGTGGCATAGCAAAAGATATTCCTTCTGTAAAAGAAATAGTTATCGAAAGAACAGATGATAAACCGCTTGATATAGCCAAGATTTCTACTGATATAATAACAGATGCGCTTAATAAAGAAACTGAAGTTGAGCCGGATATTCCCTCTGTACCAGAGATAATCAAGCCAAAAGAACAAGACAAAAATGTTGACTTTGATAGTTTAACAGATTTGATGAATGACTTATGAGTGAACCATTTAACTTAGTACCATTTAACTTATCTGTTCCAAAAGAGATTTCTAAGATAGATGATGAGGAACTTGGGAAACTTGGTTTTACTGATAAAGCAAAGCAGGAGTTTAAGAATTTTGCTTATGAATCTAACTTTTGGACTGGCATAGCTAACGGCATTACACCACCAGAAATAGTAGAAGTAAGAGATGGGGCTTATGATAGAGATACTGATAGTTTTATTCAACTTGAATATTTCCCCGAAGAATATACACTTTCAGAGCTAAATAGACTCTTCCCAGGATGGTGGACTGAGAATATGTTAAGAAGTTCTGCAGATGAAGTCGTAAAACTTGAGACTATATTAGTTGAAGGTAATCTAATGATTCCTTATATTACTCCACAAGGGATAAAGGTCAGAAGACTATGGGCAATTGCTGGCAGTGCTGTAATATTTAAGAAGGGAACTAAAACTCCAGTAGATATAGCTAATGGTTTTAAGGGGGCAAGAACTGAATGGATAAGGATACAGGGGAAATGGTTAGGGATTGGCTTGGATATTTACCATCAGCATATTTTACCTGGCTTACGTAGTTTATTTGAAGATAGAATACGAGCTTGGTCTCCTTATGCTGGACATTGGAAAAATGTTGCCTCTAAGTGTAAAGCTGGTAAAGAGTTTAGGGTTATGCTTAAAACTATGCCTTCAACGATACAGGTCAAAAGAGTGCTTGATACCATCCCATATATTCCTGAGACAAAGCATACGGAAGTTTTTACTTCACTTGGGAAATTAAGTAATGCCACTGAGGAAAGTAAAAATCAATTTGAAAAATGGCTTGTAACATTAGAGCAAATAGCAGAAAAGAACAAAGCTAAGAAAGAAGGTAATAATGGAAACAGCGAAATATAAAATACTTCCTCCAGCATTCAGCAAGAGGATGATAAGAGAACAACTTAAAAAGGCAGGTTTTACTAATATACGGTATTCAGGGAAGACAAAAACATTTTATTTTCTTGATGAGAAAGGAGAAGAATGCAAACGAAAGCTCTAATTAACCTATTATCAACTAACTATAAAGGAACAGACAATGCAAGACGGAACTAATCCAAACTTAGAAATCATTGACCCAAATGCAAATCTTGATGATGTTGCCAAGTCTATGGGTATTGACTTGCCAGCAGATATATTACAAGACGAAGGAATAGTAAACACTGGATTTACTTTCTTTCAGCATAAGCCAGGTAATTATGTTGGCTTAATTGGTATGCTTGGAGACCCTATATGGGTTAAAGAAGTAGAAGGTAAAAAGAAAAAATTTACTGAGCCGGAAGCAGGAGCTATTAAAAGTTACTGTATGCTTCCAATAATGTTGATTGAAGACCCAGAGGGTAAACTTGTAGATGATACCTTTACTCCTTTGCCTGATATACCCTATGGAAGAATTGTATGGCAGCAATATATTAGTCTCTTGGGTGAAAAACAGTTTGGCAATAAAAGACTGTTTAGTCAATTGAGGTATCAGAATCTTCCACAGTTAGATATTGTACAAGGTAATGACTCGGATTACAGTATCAAATTAGAATTACTTAAACATTTTTACTTTGGTGCACCAGTAACATTCACTCTTGACAAAGCTGCTGCCTCTAAAGGTGTCTGGATAGTAGAGGATACACTACAACTTCGTAAACCAGAACTAACTAAAGAAGCCATAGAAAAACGTAAAGTTGTTGGTAGTAGTCTCTGGACAAAAATTCAAGGACTTAAAGAAGCTGAGGATGCAGAACGTAAGGCAAAGAAAGCTGAATCTTCTGCAGAAGGTATGGCTCCTGTGGCAGATACAACCTCCGCAGATTCTTTATTAAATGATAGTGGCTTTGAGATTTAGTGGTAAAGACAAAGAATATAGAAGGGGTAGGAGAATGTCTTGTTCTCCCTACCTCTTTTATTGAGAAAATAATGGAAGTTATTACTAAAAGCTTAAATGATGATAACTTCTATTATCTTACTAAGCTCAAACCCTATCAGGAGATAGTTATTAACAGAGGTATTACGTTAGAAGGAGACATATTCTATTGCTATATTACAAAGAAAGAATTGAGAAGATTAAACGAGAAATTTAAAGAAGCTCAAGATAAAGCACAAATGGTTTTCTAATATAGAAGGGAGAAAGCATTGCTTGATAACAAAGGTTTATCAGAATTTGTTAAAGGAGCGTTACAAGATTTAAGCTATAATCAAAGAGTTAATATTTACGATGAGAACTGTCCACAATGTCCTTTCAATCTATTACGAGTGATTAAAGGCAAAAAGGTACTATGGGAAGGTCATAACTTATATGATGCTATTGAAGCGTGTTTAGATTTTGAGAACTCACGTCTTCTTAGGTTATGTGCTTTTGGTGATGAAGAGCATACTACTCAAGAGATAGCATCTAATACTTGTAGGTTATGGAATAAAAGTGAACATAATGAAGGTATATTTATTGAGATAGATGATGTTAAAGACTTAAAAATAGGTATAACTTCTGATTTAATGGTAGCTCTTGCAGTGGAAGAATTTGCAAACTTATGAATTCAAAAACAGAGATTTATGAGAAAGCAGTTATTTTAAAGTTGTTACATAACAAAGATTTACAAGAAAAATATCTTCCTGATGTACTACCATATCTATGGAGCAGACCAGAAGATAGGGTCTTCGTTTATGCAATGAAGTACTTGGAAAGTCATGATATTCCTATTACTATGCAAAACTTACAAGTATCTTTAACTATAAAAGAGATAAAGTTATTCACAGCAAGGATGAAGGCAGTTATAGATGGGATGGACTTAGCCAGCTATTGGCACGATGATAGTATTAAGCCAGATAATGACCTTTTCGATGAAGCTTATGAAGAATTACACGATATAGCTTTTGGTAGATATGTCGAAGTAGCACGAGAAGATTTCACTTATGAAGCAGGTTATATGAATAGGCATCATATATTAGCAAGAGCTAAGTCTATCCTTAAATTATATCAAGTCATTTACAAGCATAAATTTAAGAAGCCGATAAATGATATAGATGCTGCTGTCGCTTATATAAATGACCGTGATGAGTTAATCCCAACCTTTAGCCCTAAACTTAACGGTTTAATGGGTGGCTGGACAAGAGGATTTGCTAATACTATACTTGCAAGGTCAGGACATACAAAGTCAACCATAATGACTTATGACTCTGTTTATAAAGCTGTACATCAACAAGTTGACTGTGTTAATGTTATTCTTATAGAAGAACCTCCGCCAATCTTTTGGAGAAGGGTATTCGCAATGTTGCTTAAAATACCTATAAGGGAAATGAGAGATAAGACTGTTAGAATATCAGAAGCACAAAAGAAGGCAGTTAAAAAGAAATTAGATGGAAGGATAAAGGTTCATGCTGTAACAACCTTTAAAGATGTAGTTGACTTGTTATCGACTATTAAAGATGAATATGTATGGCTTGACCATATTAACGCTATACAGTTTCCAGGAAGAGGAAATGCTCTTCAGAATATGATGGGAGGAATTCCTGGCTTAATTAGTGCACAGGTACAGTTTTTAAGAGATAGACCTTATCAGTCTTATATTAACTTATCTCAAGTGAATGAAAAAGAATTGATGAAACTTCCAGGAATATGGAAACATCCTTCGTATCATCATGCTTATGGTTCTCAAATACTCCATCAACACTCACGAGAATACATAACGCTTTATTATCCACGAAGAGATGTTCTTAATAATCCGCACAGATGGGCTGGTAAAAAAGAGTTAAGAGATGCTAACCCTGAAGATGTTTATTTAAAGGTAGAGAAAAGTTCTTTTGGAGATTTAGGCAGAATGAAATTTAAGTATACAGCTGACTTTGCAAAATTTGAAGATGTAGATGAAAGAGTTTCAAATATAACTGTTAAACCATCAAGTAAAAATGATTCACTTTTCGAGGACTTAGGAATTTTATGAGAATAGTATTTAATAAAAAGGACAAAAATATAGCAGTATTACTTGCTGAGACAGCAGAAGATGCTACTGTATTAAGAGCATTTTATGATAACCATATTATCTTTGGATTATACCAAGTTTGGTTCAAAAATGCTGACGGTAAAGGGGAGAATAGACTTGAAATAAGACCTTTTCTGGCTAAGTTACCAAACCTTTGGGGAATAGGGTGGCTTAATTTAGTAAGAGGATTTGTACCAACGAAGATAATAGAATAGGAAGGAACCAGAATGGTTGATTTTAGAAAAGCATTAGCCCAAAAGGGAGTATCGCAAGAGTCATCTGATGAGACACTCCCCATACCCTTAAAGTCATCTAAAGTAATAGCAGAAGCTACCTCTACTTTAAATGGAGACCAACTTAAAGCTTTTGATAAAATTATGGAGACCTTGCAAGACCCTGAAAAAGAATATTTTTCTTTAGAAGGATATGCTGGTACAGGGAAAACCTACCTTGTAGGTAAGATAGTTCAGTGTATTGATGGAGCAGTAGCTTTAAGTGCTCCTACCAACAAGGCAGTTAAGGTGCTATATGATAATAAACTAATTCTTACAGAGGTACCAGAAGAATCTGAAATACCTAAGAAAGATAGACCTAATGGGAATGTTGCTTATGCTACGATACATAAGTTATTAGCATTAAGAGTTCAGTGGACAAGACCTTTCAAAGGTTCTGGTAAAGAACCAGAGCAGATTCTTGTCAGGAATTACAGGAGTAAACCAACTGTTAATGAATATTTGCTTTTAGTAATAGATGAAGCTTCGATGTTAGATGATGCTTTATTCAAAATGATTAGTACTGAGAAAAACAAGGAATTAAAAGTGCTTTTTATGGGAGACCCTGCACAAATACCTCCTATAAATAGGGAAGATTCTATTCCGCTGATTGCAGAAGAAAGAAAAAAGTGGGCTATGGAGCACGCAATATTAGAAAAGATTATGAGACAAAAGAGTGACAATAAAATCTTAGAGGTAGCATATCAGATTAGAAATGGTCGCTTTAATAGTAGAGACCCTTTATTATCACGTATAAGCAATAAGGATGTCTCTTTCTATACTTCAATGAAATTAGAAGATAAGCAAGTCTTTATAAAGATTATGATTTCTTATTTTCTTAGTGAGAAGTTTAATACAGACCCTAACTATTGCAAAGTAATAGCTTGGACTAATAAGATGGTTAATACTTGTAATGAGATAATAAGGCACTCTATTTATAAAAGCTCTCCTAAGCTTAGCAAAATAATGCTTGGAGAGAAACTAATAGCAGATAAACCTATCTTTAATGAAGACCACGAGATTATTTTTAATACAAGTGATGAGTTTACCGTAGAGCAATTTGAAGTAAAAAATCAGACTTATTATTTACCTGAGAAAGGTAATGAATTACTTGAACAGATAGAAATGGATATGAAAGGAACAGAAATTTCAGGAGCAACAAAAACAGGATTTAACTTCAAGTATTACCAGTGTGATGTTAGGTACAGAACAAATGAGAACCCAGAGGGATGGTTAGCTATGATAGAAGTGTTGCACGAAGACTCAGAAAAAGCTTTTTGGTTTATGATGAAGAAATTAAAAGCAAGAAAAAATTGGGAGGAATATACAAAAAATATTGAAAGGTTCGCAAATGTTAAGTATAATTATGCTATTACTTGCCATAAAGCTCAAGGCAGTACTTATAGTACTGTATTCCTAATGGAGGACGATATAGACCTTAATCACAGAACAATTGAACGTAACAGAATTAAGTATACAGCTTGTACACGACCTAAAAAAGAACTGTATATTCTTTCAAAATACAATCCAAGTAAGGAACAACAAAATGGATATATTGAAAAGGCACAGAGCTCTCTTAGACATAGTTGAGGACATTAACGAAACTGACATAGAAGATAAAGAAAAGTTTCAAGCATTTGCAGATGAACTATGCGAAGCAATTACAAATAAGGTAACACTTAAAAAAAGACTTGCTGACCCAAGAGAAACGTCTGAGGGGATTAGAAATATACTTAACTTAATTGCCGTAGTACCCGACAGTATTAAGCAAATGATTTGGCTTAAAAAATTAGCTTTTGAATATGAACTAAACGAAGGGCTATTACTCAAAGAGTTTAATATTATTAAAGAAAGGAAACGCAAATGGGCAGAAAGGAAAGCAAGGCACAAATGACCTTAACAGTAGGAGATAAAGTTAAGGTTAATATAGTAGAGATACCTGAAGAGCATAGGCAATGTGAAGTAGGGGAGATTACAAAAATGTATATGAAGTTTAGAGCCACTCCAGAACTTAGGGATATAAGTATTACTGTTATGTTCGATGAGAACTATGTAAGAAAGCAATTCCGGTATGGTGGCGGCTTTTCGTCTTTAAGTTTTAATAGCAAAGATATAAATAATCCAGACGTTAAATATCCAGTATATATTGAGAGAATAAATGATAGAAAGAAATAAGTTATATAATAGCGATTGTTTTCTTATAATGGAAGACTTTCCTAACACATCTGTTAATATTTATTATACTGATACGCCCTATAACTTAGGGTCGGAGTATATTATAGACAGTCAGGGTCATTATGTCTTTACTAAAGCATCTGACTTTATGAATAGTTGGGAAGCAATGGATGGTCGCTGGTGGAATAAATACTTTAATGAAATATATAGAACTCTTAAGTATGGTGGTTACTTTATTACTCATAATATCGACAGACAAAGCGATATGTGGAGTTATTATGCAAGACGTAATGGTCTTGTTCCTACACAAAAGTTATATTGGCTATTCGTTGACCATTTTCCGAAAGGCGTTGATGTTACTAAGCAATTAGACAGACTTCAAGGACAAGAAAGGATTGTAGTTGGTAAACAGAAAGGAGCGCAAAAGAAAAGTACTGGAAAGTATGGCGATTGGGGACAGAACGCTAATGCAGACGGAACTTTTAATCTTACCATACCTACATCAAAGATAGCACGAAAGTATGAAGGTTATATTTACGGACTTGCCTCACTTAAACAAATGGTAGAGGAAATACTTGTCTTTTATAAACCACCAAAGGATACTGTTCCCAAAGACATTCTTGCAATGGAGGAGATAAGAAAATTTACTAACGAAGAGCTTATGTTAGCACATCCTTCAGTATTAAATTTGAAGAAAACTTCAATCCCCTCTTCTGACGGACTAAGGTGGACTCCACAGTTACTCGTGGCTGAGGAGATAATGCCTCGCCTTTTAGAGAACCCATATATCAATCACCCAGAAGCTGCTAAATTGAAGTCATCAGTTAAAGTAATAGAAGATAGCACTCCTAAAAACGATACTGGTAATATTTCACCTTATTATTTAGAGCCAAAGGTACAGGGAAACAAAAAGCATGTATCACCAAAGCCACTACCCTTAGTTCGTTGGATTATTGATTTGTTTAAGCCCCCCGAGCAAATCTTGATAGTTGATACATTTATGGGGACTGGAGCCATACCTTATGTTTGTAAAGAGCAGGGTATAGATTATGTTGGAATAGAACTTGATAAAGATACCTTCGATGATGCAAAAGAGTATATTGAAGGATTAGACAGCAACTTAACACTATTTGGAAGGAATACTTAATGGCAAAATTTGAAGATTATAAAGATGAAGTAAAAGACTTCTCTTTATTGGTCAATAATCAGTTTATTATAGCTTTGATTATGAACGATGTACCAATCTTAAGCTATAAATTAGAAGTCTTCACTGACGTATTATTAGCGAAAGGACTTGCATCTCTTACTACGATTAACATAAGAGTAAACGATGATAGACTTTTTGCTTTAGACATAAAGATTGTCGAAAGTGATTCTGAGGATTTTAAGTTAATTCTTATACTTACATATCCTAAAGAGGTTATCGTTCCCAAAGGGACACTATCGGATGAAGATATGAAGCAGTTTGGTTTATCAATGAGTAAACCTGCTATATTTGAAATCACTCCTTCTGACCCTGCCCCTGAGATAGAGTTCGCTAAGGAGGTTAAAACTTTCTATTTCAGACCAACTATATCACAAGGGGAAGCGATAGTTAATGAAAGTTTTATTTGGCTTAAAGAGCAAATTATGCTTAAAGTTAGTGGAGTAAACTAATGTCTTCTAAACCAAACTTAAAAAGGGAAAATTATCTTAATCAGTTTCAAAGGATTTCAAGATTACCTTATGATGCAGAACCTTATGACCCTGACCCTTTATGGGAAATTGGTAGACAGTTAGGTGGAATACAAAGTAAGTTAGACCAGATAACTACTTTAATTCAAGCCCCCAGTGAAGGAGGGTATCTTTTAATAAATAGAGTATGGAGGAAAGGTGAAACTCGGGAAGAAAACAATCCAGATAAGCTTTGATATTGAGGACGATAAACCTCACAAAGCACTTCGTATATATGACACTAATGGAAATGCTCTTGGATATGGAGAGATGGTAGTAAAGAAAACTGACCCAGAGAATACTCTGTTTGAGAGCAAACCTGGATATATCATATATGCAGCTTCAATAGACCTTGACAAGATGATTCAGAAAGAGAAGGAAGCGGATAATCGAAAGGTTAAAACTGTTACTAAAACAGAAGAACCTGATGTTGAAGACTCAGGTAATGAGGAAGAAGACAATTGGGTAAGAGGTTCATTACGGCAATTGAAAGATGCTAAAGTAATGATTACTCTTACTACTGTAGAGGAGCTTCGAGAACAGTACCATAGAATTCCACGTGTTAAACTTGGTAATAGCCCAAGAGGTGTACCTAATGGTATAAAATCAAAGCTTACTGTTGGTGATGACTTTTACTCTTACCCAAAGGAAGATTTTAAGCAAGCTGAACTTCCAGAATCACTCAAAGAAGCAGTGGATAAAGCGGGAGATTTTATTTTAGCTGAACAAAAAGTAAGAGCTAATGCTACTTGTTATGGTGATATGCCTCCAGATTATATAGGAGACAAAGTGAAAGAAGCTGAGTGGGAAAAACAGAAAGCAGCAGAACGTCAAGAACTTATTGATGCAAATACAGCAAAATTTCAAGAACAAATGGAAAAGAACCGTGAGCAAAAAGAAACTAATATATCACTGGATGATTTATGAAAACCTTTAAGATAGTTCTTGAGGATGAAGCACCTGTTAAGAAAAATCAAAGGAAGGAGGCGTGGACTCGTAAAGATAAAAAAACTGGTGTGATAACTCCACTTAACTTTAAAGCAAGTTGGTACACTAAAGCTTGGAATAAGTATGCTGCACTTGCTATACAAAGACTCTATAAATGGAGGCAGATTGTAGAAAAGATTGAGAAAATAAAGTTTCCATTGAAAGGAGAGTACGTGGTTAGCATGGTATTCTTCCGCAGTACAGTACTAACAAGCAAACTTGATTTAGATAATTTAGAAGGAGGAATATTAGATATACTTGCTGGCAATTCAGGAATAGACTTATCTGCTGCAAAATGGAAGATAGACCATAATGATTACAAGATACTAAATGACGACAGTGTTACTCACGTTAAGAATCACGGATGTTCGATTTGCTTCTATGCACCTTCTAATCCTCATACAGAGATATTTATATCAGAATTTGATTTAGCTAAGTATGGAGAAATCTTTAAGCTATGGCATCCTGGAGCTCAACTTGGCTGGATACCTCCGCAGCAGACACATTTATTCCAAGAAAACGACCTATTAGATAATTTATAAAGAAAGGATAAAAAATGGAAGAGATACTTGTTTCCCCACAATTACTTGAACATGCACCTTTAAAGATTAAATTCTTTACAGCTGCGTATAGTCCAGAGGTAGATAATTACCTTAACGAAGTATTAGAAAAGTTTGTTTATGAGGATTTAACTAAAGTTAGGGAGATTACAGGCGTTCCCTCTCTTTTCTTAAGTTCAAGCAAAGATATTCTCTTTGCTATTCCATATAAAGAAATTATACTCACAGATGAATTTGTTCTAAAGAGAATAAATCATATGGAAGAGAGTATTTTACAATCTTTCTCTAATTGGGAAAAGGTTATAGAGGGTCTGCGAGAAAAAGGTTACAAGATAGGCATTGGATAAGACATTCTCTATTTTTGGAGCAAAAAAAACGCTATAAATTGCCTGTACGAGTGCCAATATTGAGGGTATATAGTAAACCAAACCGCTAATATTAAGGAAACGTTGGCATATTTCCGGTTGTTTGTGGTTAAATTATAAACAATACATAATGAGAACCGAAATGCAAAAAAAGACTGTACAACTGCTTTCTGATTTATGGACAGCAGTTGCTAAAGAAAAACTAAAGTTTGAAAGTGGTGACTTACCACCAGCACCGAAAGAGGAGACTTATCTCCCTGATGGTCTAAACGAAGAAGATTTTGGGTTCATCGTTGCATCTATTAAAGAGATTAAAAAACCTAAGAACTATCTTTGTATAATAAATAAAGGTAAGGTTATAGCTAAAGATGAGATGCCTATCTTTTTTAATAAACAGTTAAAAGATTACTGCCGTAACGTTGCTTATGAAATGGAAGGGAGCTATCCTTTCAAGTTTACATTCATACGCAGAGCAGATAAAGTTTTGAAGGGTCTGTCCCACTTGGGCTTTACACCTGAACATAAAGTCGCAATCTTTACTTTAAAAGAAAAAGGTAAAGATAATATTAACCATATAGAAAAGGAGCAAAGTATGAACAAGATTAGAAGCATTGAGATTATCTATGCGGATGGTCGAAGAGTAACAAAACTAAAGCCCGATACAGAGGCTTTAGATGAAATTTCAGAAAGTATAAAGAGTGAGATTATGCTTTCACAGGAACCACAGATAGACACTCACATAGTTTATAAAAGAGATTACTTCAAAGCAGCACCGACCAATATCCACTCTGCTCTCTTAACCATTGATGACTTTTATAAGAATATGCGTATAAGACTCAAGAAACCACTTGAAGTGTCTTATATGGTTGTCAATGCTGACGAACCTTATGCTGATAGAATTTTGCGTGAGATACTTATAGGAGAATCAATAAAATTAAATATTAGAAAGGGAACTGATGAAGATAAGGATAGTCCAGACACGGACACCCAAGCAGGGGGAAGACCTGAATCAAACATTAACAATGACAGTACCGAGCAAGATGAGCAACGTAATGGAGAACCGGACTCTTCCACCCCCCCTCTTAATCTTGAATGAAAAAGGGGAAAGAATAGGGCGAGTTATAGAGCATAAAGGGCTTGTTTTGTCTTATGGTAAATTTTATCTTAAATTAGAAATAGATGAGGAAAAACTATGAGACTGCAGAATATGAGCAAAGAAGAACTCTTAGTAACTGCACAATATTTTATAGAGAATATTGAAAAATGTCAGAAAATTCTGGCAGACTATCTTTCACCTGAAGGAGTATCGGTATTACTTACAATGGATAAATTATTGGAAATACTTGATAGTGAGACACTTATTAAATTTATAAAGGAAGTAAAAGAATCATGAGTGATAAAGAAAGACTAAAAAAGATTTTTACTAAAGCAAAGTGGAGTCTTTCAGCGATATGGTTTACGGAAGAAATAGCCAACCCCACCTTAATAAGAGGAATATTTCTTACACCTGAATTTGCTAAAGCGTTTTTTGGTGAAGAGTTAATCACGATGCGAAGAATGGCTCTTGATATGGGGCAAGGAACTCTTGAATGGAGCAAACTCTTAATAGCCGGTGTACCTTTTATCCATTCAAAAGATTATAAGCTCTCCGAGAATGCCCACAGGGCTTTTTACTGTGACCAAATAGTAAACTTACGTGGTATAACGATAATGTATATGTGGCAGTACCACCTACAACAAATGGTACTTGAAGAAAATTTACTTAAATATTTAGAAAGGTTTATATAATGGGAAAAATAACTGAGATAAAAGTCAATCCAGGTGGTCAAGTAAGAGGCATAAGACTTAGTAATAATGAAAGACCAAGTCATATACTGGTAAATTTTACTAAGAAGAATATAGAAGCTATATTTGATGACCCTGATGGTACGGGGAACTTTTTCCGGTGGTTAATCCAGGAAGTTATTCCAAGTTTAACTTCACAAGAAAGTGGTTCTAATGATATTCCCTCAGCATCGAATATAATGAAAAATATACTTAATGGGGAAGAAGTAATAGTTTACTCTCCATTAGAACCTATTGAAGAAGGATTATTATCTACTGGACAAAGACCTGATTTTATTCTTGTCAAATTTACTAAAAAGGATATTAAGGAAGCAGTTTCTGACGGAGGTTATAGACTCTTTAGTTGGTTAGTTCGGAGGGTCTCAATGACTTTGCCATCAGAGTCTAAACCAAGAGTGCTACTGGAAAAGCCACCTTTAGGTATAATACCAAAAGAATTATGGTATGCGCAGAGACTAAATAACTTAAAAGAAGCGATACAAAGGAGACAAGAAAGAAAAGAAGGAGTTAGTTGTGCTGCTGAATATCTTGTATATTTACTTGCTGATACAGAACTTCTAAAGTTAGTAAAGGAGTATCAAGAAATGCTAAAGAGAATTGAAGAATAAAGTAAAAAGGAAAGCGGGTAAGGGAGACGAAACTTACCCGCTCCTTTAGAAAGAATTAAAAAGCTCTTGTTTTCACGTAAGCCCATTTAACCTTTCCATTGACCTTGCTCTCATTATAGACCTTACGCAATCTATAAAACCATCCTTTACCAAACTTCCAAAAAGTTCTACGAGTCTCATAAAATTCTTTAAGTTCAAATATATAAAGTTCATATAAATAACTTTCATTTAGTATCCTTTTTGAACGTTGTCCTTGTAATCCTACCCTGTAAGCTGCGCTTATTGTTCTATGCCCTAAGATTCCATCAACTTTAAGAAAAAATCCAAAGCTTATATTTATAACAACTTGCAATGCTTTAACTGCTCGTTTAGGGTCTGCGTTAATACCAAAGTCAAATACTTTAAAAGCTAAACTCTCATCAGTAAATTGGTCGTAATAAAGACTATAAAAGTTCTTGTGATAAAACTGAATCGTGTATTCAATAGCTTCTAAATATTTACCAGCTTTCCAATAACTCATAACAACTTCAAAGTCTTCTTCCCAATACTTGGAAGCTATCCCGAATATTGTCTTACCACCTATATCATCAGGGTCATTTGCTAAGACACCTTCATTTATAAGAGATGCTTGAATAAATCTTATAAATCGAGCAGAGTAATAAGAAGGGAAGCGATATGCTCCCTCCTTAAATAATTGTGCGACTATCAATGTAGCAAGTCCTCAATTTCTTCTTTACTAATAGCCTTCCCTGCAATATTATCTTTATTTTCTTCTTCAATCTTTTCATCTGGAGACTGAATGTGAGGTGCTTTTGGTTTTACTAACGAGTTAAGTTCCATACCTAACCAATTGGTACAATCATAAAGACCAATAACAACTTGGTTAAGGAAAAGATTTCCATCTGAGTTAAGAGAAAAATGCCCACGAAGAGACTCTGCTCCTTTAACTACTACAGAAAGATCTTTGCGCTGTTGTTTAATATAGATTACTTCTTGTCCAATATGTACAGTAGGTAACTCACCTGGATAAGTATCAGCTGGTGGTCTCACTTCACTGTTCTCCGGATTATAACCTTCAGGATAAGGGCTGTGAGTACCATAGATACCCAATAGCTTCCCCATATACATACGGGCTTTTTCAAGAGCTGTAATTGCCAGAGAAACATACCGTTGTGAAGCTGCATTATCAGCTTTATATTTTTCAAAGAATCGTATCCTTGCATCGAGAGCTACACGTGCAGTTGTTAACCACAAGCAAGATTTTTGCCCAGTAGTTAACTCCCCTTTTCCAGTAGCTAACTTTTCTTCCATTTCCATAATATCTCCTTTACTTTTTCTTTAAATTAAATAATTTCTTGTATTCTTTACCATTATCTTTAGCATCAAGCGAGCCAAATAATATGGTAAGTACAGTACCTGCAATTGTTAAGGGGACAAGCCCTGTCATTGCACCAATTGAGGTAAGTCCTCCCCCAATAACAGCTATCCTCCGCCTGTTACCTTTTACAAGGTTATTAGCAGAGGATAGTGCTTGTTTAATTATTTTCCACATTATGTGGAGTCTTGTCCTATCGTTTCTTCTTGAGCTTCAACTATTGCTTTTCTAAACTCATTCAACGCATACAAGGCATCGACACCCTTATCTACGACATTTTCTGCACCTACAGATATCTGTAGTTTCTCTGCAATGTTTGCCTTTAAGACCTCCTTCTCGATTGGGTCAACATCATTAGCTTGAGGAATAATATTTTCTTTACCCTCCCAAGCAGCATACATTAACGGCAAGTTATCAAGATAACCTGCTAAACTGACCTTGTTAGAAATATCATTAGTGAACTCTGCAGCAAGCATTAGCGCATCATTCAAGTCATCAATTGGCAAGTGTGACATACCTACCTCCTTCGTTTGTTCGTTTTTAGCTTTGTTACTTAATTGTTCGGAGTTTCTAACTCCCTCTCTTCCCCTCACAAGTTCATCTGGCACGAGTTTTGCCATATCATCTCCTTTCTTTATTATTAGTTATTTATCCTTCTGTCCATAGATTCTATCAGAGTCTTAACACCTTCTATGGCAGAAGTATTCTTTGAAAGTGTCTCATTAAATTTAATACCTGAATGAATAAGTTCTCTATGTTGAGCTCCAGCTTGAGCTTTCCAATCATCTCTTTCTTTCCTATGTTGTCTTATCTCATACATAACGAAAGAAGCTAACCCAATTATTACTATCCCCGCTAAGCCATAGTATTCAATCAAGAAACTTGTAGGTTCTCCCATCATTCTCTTCCTTTATTTGTAGCTGTTGGTAATTCACTAAAAGATTTTATAACTAACAAGCTATCTCGAACAGGTTGTACATATCCTTGTGGTGCTGTAGATGGAGCAACAGGTGCTGGTGTACTATTTAAGTAAGGATTTAAAGCATTAAGCAATAACGCCACAGCTGTTATTAGCCCACCTAACCCTGTAAGAATAGCTGTAATCTTTTTAGCCATTTTAAGTTATTGCCCACTTAGTTTTTAAGAACGCTATAACTCTTTCAATTGTAATATCAGTATGCAACGCTTTAAAGAAAATCATCTCTGCGAAAGCTCCTCTCCACGCTTCTGCACCACCATCATTATTCCAGATTGTGTTACCACTCCAGAATGCATCAATAAGAGTAGCAGTCCAACTTGCATTTATAACACTATTCTTAACAAGATTAAGCCAAACATCTAAAGCACCATCTCCAGTTACATTCTTTATACGTAAGACCCATACTTGAAAAGTACTGTTGTCAATTGCTCCAGATGGGTTAATGATAAGGTTTTGAGCTCCTCCATCTCGAGCTTGAGTATAGAATTGCCCAACACTGTCTATTTTAACTCTCCAAAGTCTATTCCCATTATTACCTGTTAAGTAAAAAACAGTTCTGTTACGTAAACCACTATCAGGTCTAACTACTAAGTATAAGGTAATGCCTGTATCAGTAACAGCAAAAGTTAATGACTTAGGTGTAGTATTACTTATTATATTAGCAGAACCAACAGATTGATAATATGTAAGACCATTCTGTGTGCCAGGAGTTGGAGAAGTTCCAGCATCAAAATTCCATTTCTGCACACCAGCACTTGACCAAGTAATGCCAGCCGACCATCCATCTTCTTTATAATGTTCATCGGGACTTAAGGTAGCGGGGTCAAGTGGTCCGAGACTTCCCGCTACCTTGTCCAGCAATGTTAATAAACTCATTATACTCCTCGTACTGCGAGTTTTATTACTTTAGCTCCTGATTGATTATCGGCAACTGCAAGCTGTATCCACTTTGTTCCTACCCATTCTGATGGGACAAGTGGTTCATAAGCTGCGATTGTGTTATCAATAGTAACTGACTTCGCTGAACCACCACTGTTAACTGGTACTAATGTTCCAGTTTTGCTATCTCTTGTATTAAAGACAATAGCTGTCGAAGCAGTAATTGCAGGATGGAAGAACCCGACAGGATAAACTCCATCCTCTAATTCTAATACTTCTGAGACCTTAGTTCCATTAGGTATTGTAAGGTCAATATACGAAATTGCGCCTTCCGCTAAATTCATTATTTATTCCTCTCTTCTTTCTTTAATTGGTTAAGTAATCTCCTATAATCTCTCCTATACTCTAAATAAGATGCATAATTTTCTGGAGTTGGGTCTTTCTTATATCTCCGTCTCCAAGAATCAGCAAGTCGTTTATATCTTTTCATATCAGACTGTGTTTGTTTAAGTACAGCTTCTGAATAACCGATATATCTTCTAACATCCTCTCCCTCAATAACTCCTTTAGTAATACGTTTACCTGTACCATAAGGAATACCGACAAGCTTACTTGTACCACTGGCTATCTTATCGGCAAAGGATAAAACATTATCTATTGCAAAATCATCTTCTTCAATCATTTTACCAGCTTTTTCAAGTGCCTGTACAAGGTCTTCTGCTGTTTGTAAAACAGGAGTACCCTGAACTCCAAAGTGAAAATCTTTTTGAGCTGCAGCAAAGCCCGTTTGTAATAAATCTCCTATGACAAGAAGTCCATTTAGTGAACCAAGTACTGCAGCACGAAGTTGACGTTTATCATTAAAGTTAAAACCATCAGCAACAAACTGAAAAAGCATAGGTAATACAAAATGTGCTATTGCAAGTTTCCTAATATTCTCAGACTTTATACCTTTACCTGATGCTAAGTCTCTAACAGCTTCAGAAGTCAGACGATAATAAGCATTTGGAGCACTCTGGAACATAGTGAATAACTTACCAATAGAACCACTTTGCTGGATATAAGATAAATCTTCTACTCTTGCAGATTGCTGTGTTCTCTCAACTACTACTTCAAATTCTCTTAAAGCACGTTTGTGAGCTTGTTCTTCAGGTAATCCTTGTTTTAAGAACTTCGCTTTATTATACTTATAAACACTCCAACCTCCTACAAGAATTGCAGCTTTATCACCAAGTTTTGTTGATAACATAAGAAAATCACTTATAGAGCGAGCACCAGCAAGTTGTGTACTAACCTTTTTACTAAGAGCATCTTGGACATCTCTATCCATAGCGCCAGCACTATATCTCGTCCTCATCATTTCACTATCCATAAGTATCTTAATAGCTTTTCTTGGGTTAGCTGCAAAATCACCTATACCAGCCAAAAATTGACTTGTAGGAATATTAACTCCCATAGCTGGTATAGAAGTTAACTGCTTAACTGTGATTATAGGATTGCCACCGATAACAGCTCTTGTAAAATTACGTCTAAGTTTATCTAACAATTCATAGGACTTTGATTTTTCACTTCCACCTCGAGCTAAGTTATCAACATAGAAATCTATTAAATCAAGCATTTTTTTACCATACTGTTGCTCTATTGTCATTCTAAAAGTTTTATCTCCGAAGACTGAACGCATTTCTCTTATAGGTTCTACCCAAGCTTTAAAATGTTCCATCTCGCCGATATGCTTTATTAAAGTTTTATCTCCATCAAGATATTTAAGTTCTGCTTTGCTATTAACACGCATAGATAAGTGTTTATTAACTACTGTAGCATACTGACTTCCACGTTGTAATAATGGATTATCAATAACTTCTTTAGTCGCTGACCTCTCAATAGGTGAGTAGAACTTATTAAAAGGTAAATCAACTCCAAAGCGTTCTCTAAAAGCTTCATTAACTCCCTTGTAATATGTAGGATAAAACTCTTCTATCTGCCATTTAGCCCACTCTAATACTTTAGGTTTAAGAAATGTTTCTAACTGCTTTATTGTCTCTGGGTTATATCCCATCTCTTTGAATGTTGGGTCAAGTGTTGGATCTTTTAACTCTAACCATTTTTTATATCCTTCATTTTGACTTATCCGAAGTTCAACAAGCTCAGTAACTTCTTTGCCTTTTTCTCCTGTAGTCTCTTTAACAAACACACCAGTTTTGTCTTGACGTTTTCTATTCTCTTCTAATTCTTTAGCTAAAGGTCTTTTGTCTTTACCATATATCTCAGAAAGTTTATTCTCAATAGCTTCCTGAGTTACTCGTATTCCTCTATCTTGACTTTGGTTAGCAGTTTTAATTTGTTTCTTATAGAAGTACTCAGATAAGAAACTACTCTTCCCACTAACTTTATTAAGTAGATGTTCAAACCCAAGCATATTATTATCAAACTCACTTAGTCTCCTTAGAAAACCTGACTTTTCTACGTCATACCCTAACTCACGAGCTTTTGCTGTACTAACTGGAGCACCAATTTCCTTTATTGCTTTCTCTAATATAGCATTACGTCTTTTTAATCTTGCCTCTTCTTTAGCTTTACGCTTAGTCCTACCTGTTTCAATTATCTCTTTCAAACCTTCGTTAGCAAATTTAAGTTGCTCGCCCCTCATATCTTTAATAGCACCGAAGCGTCCAAGATTCTCAAAGAGTGATTGCATCTCTAATTCATACTGACGGTCTGTCGCAGTTTTCTCAGGTTTAAGTTCCATCTCTCCAAGATTTTCTACAACCTTTTTCATTAGTGCTTCTTTTTCTTTAGCATCTACACCAACAACTTTTCTAATATTATAAAGTTTAGTATGCTCATCAGCAGTCAATGTAGTACCAGTAAGTCTTCCTTTAATTTTCTTAGGTTTATACCTTTGTAATTTAGATACTATTGACTTAAACGTCTTACGTTCCCCTGCAGACATTTTGTTTTTTGGAGCAAAAATTTCATCGGAAATCGTTTTTAATGAGGGCTCAATTTTACCCACTACATCAACACCCTCCACATTATCCGGTTTAGTGGTGGTACGTTTCTGGTTGTTTGGGGTTATTTTTTCGGGGTTGTTAGGTTCGGTTTTACCGGATTCTCTCTTCCGTACATTGCTTACTATTTCTTTACTTACATCACCAATAAATCTTTGGTCATAGTATACTCCTGAAGGAGCTATACTCCCTGAAGACTCAATTAAATCAAAGTTAAAATTCTTTGGAAGTTTGCCTTCATCCTGCAACCTTATAATCACGTCTGCGTGGGTTACAGCTTTCGGATGCCAGAGGACTTCTCCAGACTCCAAAAGATTACCAGGTCTATATGGTCTGCTCGGTTCTTCTGGAGCAACTTTCCCCATTTT